AGAGAAACATCATTCGCATGGCTCAAAATTGTCTTCAAAGTACTGCTTTGCGACGAGCCATTGGTCGTCATGGTTCTTGGGGTTTCGGGCAATCATGTCCCCAACCTTGGGGCTTCCATTATCCCTATCGGCTTGCGATATTGATACGCTTTCGGGTAATTGTTCGCCTTCCTGAAAAAGCCGAAGCTCCGCAATTTGCTTTCTTCGGTATTGTTTGAATTCGTTCATAGTGTCCAGATTATTGATTTTTAATTTGTTTGTTTATCATCCACATCATAAACAAATACATTGCGAATACTATAAGTACAATTAGCATATCTTCCGCTTTATTTTTTTAGTAGTCAGGACAGGATTCGATTAACTTTTTACATAATTCATCATTTCCACCATTTTCTGAATCAACAGTTCCATTTCATCTTTGTTAAGATACAACATACCATTTGATGTTTTATCATCCAACTCTTTTGTTTCAACTATGATGCCGTCAAAATCTTCTGTTGGATAAATGCTTACGTTTTGTGATTCAGTTGTAATAACTGTTTGGTGCAAAACTTTGTTTTTCATTTGTTTTGTTTTTAGTTGATTTGATTTGTAGTCAGGACAGGACTCGAACCTGTAAATTTGGTGGGACCTCCTGTATTCTTTTATAGGTCATTTTTTCTATACAGACGACACCGTAGCGTTACCAATGGCCTCACTTATAGCGTTACCAATTACACCACCTGACTGTTCTCTTTTCCTTATCTATGGACAGCAATAGGTGGCTCCAATAGGTGGCTCCATGGGCCATCTTGGAGGGGTTGGTGCTGATTCGGGAACGCATGCTTCTTGGGGTTCAACAAACTCCTCTGGCGCATACTTCTTGCCAACTCCAATCGGGTCTTTGGTGTATGCCACAATTTCTGCCATTGCCTGTTCAATGCTTTCAAATGCAAATGACTTGCATCCTACCTTTACCACACATCCACGGTTAAAGAATATGATTTCAACATTCCAATTCTTCAGTTGATTGATTTGTTCTCTTGTGTGTGTCATTTTTTTTGGTTTAGTTAATGAATGTGTAAATATAAAGCATTGACAACCAACATTGTATGCTTTTTAAAAAAAAATTATTCCTCCGGATTTAGACCAATGAACAGTTCATCCCTATACTCTTTCTCTTCTTCTATGTCAAGAATTGACATTCTATTTGACTTGAACGACTCTTTGTAGTATTCCGGATTAGGAACTGAAGCCTTCATGCCGGCCTCAAAGGCGGCATGAATGGCCCTAGACTCTCTCATCAACAAGATCTGAGCCTTCTTAACGAATGAATCCCTCATGTTCTTCGTCGGGAAATCCTCGCCCCAATGGTGAATAAACAACAGCATCTCGTACATGGGACTCGTACCAGGAGTGTTGAACATAACGTTGTTTTCTATCTTTTCCATGTTGCAAATATAGTTATCATCAAGTTGAATCCGCCCCCTTATTGGTTTAGAATTTTAAATTGAATGCCATCAACCACGTATCTCCGGAGGCGGATCACGAAACCAATAAAGGGGTTCCGAAGGCGTTTGCTGAGGGACCTAATTTGCCCGATCCAAGCACTGGGGTGGTGCAAGTTTGGCTGTTTTTGGCAATCAGACACAGCAGAACTGAACTCTCCTATATTTTCTGCAAATCTATAACCGTGTTTTTCGTTTTTGTACACCATATTTCCCGAGTAAGGTTTAAAAAATCTTTTTATACACAATATTGGCATACCTAAAATTGGGTGTTTTTACCCCAACATCCGCACAAACGGACTTTATGTATGGTTTTCCGTCCTTGTATTTGTGAATAACTTTTGTCTCCATCTGTCCGTCTACGAAGTCGGTTTTAATAAGTGGAGAGCACGAACATTTGCAAATTGAGTGGTTTTCGCTTATGTCATCAAGGGGGATCATGTGAACTATTCGCATCTAGGGGAGTTAATTGGTTTATGGAACAAGATACTACTTATGGGAAGGCAAATGTCGTTTATAGCCTAAATCCGGATTTTTCTGTGGAAGAATCCGTGATTGAAGAGATCAGGAAGAGGAGCCAAGTTGGATTCAAGAAGTACGGCAAAACCATGACACGGACCGACCTATCGGTCCGGGAATGGCTACAGCATGCCCTTGAAGAAGCTTTGGACCTGTCAGTATACCTCAAGCGTGTAATCATGGAAATGGATGGCAAGATTGAGCCTTGAACTATGCCAAAAGGCATCCTACCCGTTGGTGTCCATAAAAGACTACATAACCATCTACAAGGACCAATTTGCAGCCATTATGAACTACAACCAAGTCAGAAGGCTCATATCGACCGATCGGATTGACTATGTCAAGCACGATGGTAGGCTCTATGTGGTTCTCAACAACTCCTCCATGGAAGGGTTGCCAACACCAAGGAAAGCCTTGACACGGGTCAAGAGGTCTTTGAAAGAGAAAGTCCGTTGGGGCTTGGAAACCCGTAAGATATAGATGTCCTGAGGGGAAGCAGGAATGCCTCCAAAGTAAACCTTCAGCATGTAGGTCACAAAGGGAATCCGGACCTTAAACGTGGTACAAATGCCGTTTATGCAAACCGAAGCGTTGTTACCTTGGTTTGAAATCAAACAATCAACCACATCCCCCGGCTTTACGATAGTGGACTTTCTTATCTCCCGAACGCCATTCACATACGAAGTGGCGTAGAGCTGGATGGACTTGCCATCCTCCGTCGGTAGCCAACAGACGCGGACAGAGTTCCGTTTGTGGTACGGCATACCGGATATCCCCCAAAGCTTGTTGATTCCATAGATGTACCCCTCAGTGGGGTACAAGCAACTTTGCGTGAAAACAAAGGAACGCTTCCATATGGTCCCCATTGTAGGGATCATGGGGTCATTCAACGGCCAGTTATGGCCCTTCTTTATGATGATTACTTTTTGCATAGGATGTTGTCTGATTGGTTAACAAAATCAACGAATTGAGGGTTGCACTAGCGATGCACGATGATGGGGATTGTACGACCGATTGGCTGATCGACAACGGACTGCTCGTCCTTGTAAAGACCATGGCAGACTCTACCATCAAAGAAGGTGTAGTACACAACGCGCTTGTGGGAGGAAAGCCCTGGAAGCAGAGCAGACTCTATCTTGATAATCGTCTTGGATATTCTATTATTGACTTCGCTTAAACTCGAAATGGTATCATGGGCATGCATAGCGGAAACGTGATCCGATAAGCCAAACTCCTCGGCTATCTTCTTGTAGCTAATTGCCAAATGTTTCCGGCATAGATGCATTGCCATGTGCCTGGGTTCTACATTGCACCTCTTCCTTCCGGACTTAGCACTCATTACTTCGGAATCGCATCCGTACTCTTCGCATACGGCTTTCTTTACTTTGTCTATAAGTTCTTCGTATCGTGGCATATTACTTATTTGTTCATCATTTTTTCTATTAGTTGAATGCGCTGACCAATCCACCGCATCACCGGTACTGCCATTGAGTTACCGCAAGCCTTGTACCTTGGCCCATCGGGGCATTGGTCGGCTTCCTTGTTTCGGTATGGAATCTTTGTCCAATCATCCGGGAATCCCTGCAAGCGTTCGCATTCCTTGGGGGTCAGCCTTCGGATGGCCATACCGGTAGCAACTGCGTGACTGTGCGTTTTTGTAAGCGTGTTTTGTGGCTCTCCCGGATTTCCAATTCCAAGTCCCATACGTGGATTTTTATCATCAGACGGCCTTCCAAGCATTGTCATTGTATTAATTGGTATCGGTTGCATAACTTTTGGCCCCGAAGTATTTGTTCCTCCAACCGCTTCGGTGATTGTCGCACTTGTTTGCCCATCAATGGATTGATTGTAAACATCCACGGCAATGGGTTGCAACACGGCTCCAATATGCTCGGTGTCTGATTGTGAGCGAATGGTTTGCGTGGTGTGGTCGTTGGTGGTGTAATTGTAGGTGTCCACGGCTATCGGTTGGGCAACGGCTAATTGATTATCGCCAGGCTCTGACCTTAATGTTGGGGATGTGCCATTATCCGAACACCCATACCCAAGCCTTTGCATCTTACCTGGTTCAAAGGCTATCGGTTGGGCAACAACATCTCTTTCCCCAAAATTAGCAGAGCCACATCCCTTGAAATAATTTGCGTCAATAGTTCCTGCTATATTTCCATTTATTCCTATCGGTTGGGCAACTGCCATTGGGTCGTGCGCCCTCAATGTAGGACTTTTTTCCACCGTTGCATCTCCTCCATAATCCACCGACTGAAATGCTATCGGTTGGGCAACGGGATGAGGGACTAATGGAGTGTGACCTCCACCCATTCCCATTGCTGCTGGTAGTGTCGGGCATACATCAATGCCGACTTCCTTATTTGGGTGTTGCCCGGCAAGTACTGGTATCGGTTGGGCAACTCGGTCAATGATGGTTGGCTGAAGTATGGCTCCAAAATTATCCTTGTCCGGCATCCGTTGTGCGCCATTCGCATTCTGCTTGGTTAAGGTTCCTGCGACTTGGCTTCCATCCCACCAACTACTTGCCTCTCCAACGCTTCCTTGAGCATCGGTGGTAACTTCTTCCCTCTTTTTTCTGCTCGGTTTAGGATTCCCTTGCAGGCTTTCTCGCTCAAATAGAACCGCTGCGGCAGCTCTCCAGTCTCCAAGCCATCCGACAACAAACACCCTTCTGCGTCTTTGGGCGACTCCGAAGTGTTGAGCGTCAAGAACTCTGTATGCGAACCCATACCCGAGTTCGCCCAACGCCCCGAGGAAGGTGCCAAAATCTTTTCCTCCGTTGGACGACAATACACCGGGGACATTTTCCCAGACGATCCACTTGGGACGGAGTTTATCAGCGATTGAAAGAAAGGTAAGCATGAGGTTCCCTCGTGGGTCAGCAAGACCTTTGCGAAGTCCTGCGACGGAGAAGGATTGGCAGGGAGTTCCCCCCACGAGAAGGTCAATTGGTCGTTCATCTGCGATTGGGTTTTGGTTAATGGTTGTCATATCTCCCAAGTTAGGAACCGTTGGGAACCGGTGTTTCAGCACATCCGAAGGGAATTGTTCAATCTCTGAGAACCATTGCGGCTCCCACCCGAGGTTGTGCCAAGCGACCGAGGCCGCTTCAATGCCTGAGCAAACTGATCCGTATTTCATCTATTTGGTTGTTTGGTTAAATTTCCCCTTAAATTAAAACGGGGAGATAATGCCTCCCCGTTTAGTATAAAAGTAATCCCGACTTTAGAATGGCAGGTCATCATCAGCGCTTTCTTCGTGAGATGGAACCGACTTTTTGGTTGGAGTCCATTCATTAAGTGAGGCATTGTGGGTGTGTCCGTACTTGTCCGGCTGATCAAGTTCCCAGCAGTCAATGGTCACATAACCTTTCTCGTTCTTGTGTTTCTTTAGAAACTCAGAGAACTTGTCTGCTTGGATGTTCACGCTGAAGACAGACTTCGTGTTGATGATTTTGGCCCTTACTTTAAAGCCATCAGCAAATGTTTTTTGTGCTTTCATTTTTTTGGATTTTGGGGTTTAGTTGTGCAAATATAATCATTAATCTTTCTTCTTGTGCTTTATTGACAAATTAAAAAATCTCAAACACATATCATCAAATCTCAAAGGCTTTTTAACCTCTTGCCCATTGTACCTAAATGTACAATCCCATACGTCTGTTTCCAATGCGTCAGGATTCTTGATTAGGTTGACGATTTCTTTCTCGCATTCAAGCATAACTCCATCCTTGACATACATCCTCCTCCTAATGGATCCCTCCTTTTTTGATGAAACTAAATACTTGTACATATTATCGTGGTAACCTCTTGAGCCATCATTCATTTCTTAATTCTTTTAAGTCTTGAAAATAAAACAGATTCTTCAACGCACATCTTATACTTAATCATTAAGTATCTTTTTACGGCGTTAATAGGCTTGCCTGATTTAGAGGCCACCTCTATAATCGAGTCAATTATGTCTTTGGGTTGCTTCATTATTTTGTTTGGTTTAATTGTCGGAAACGAATTGATCTAAAAGTAATTCAGTTACACCATCCGGTATGTCTTCAATTGATAATGGCGAGCCATTAACCTTGGCTTCTAAGATTTGAAAGCCACACTTTTGCATTCCGTAGATAGTCATACTCTCTGACTTTTTTATCACGATATCAAATTGAAGTCCATCCCATTGGACGTCAACTGAAAGTGTGTTGTTGTCTTTATTCATTCTTAAAGAATTTTGTTTTAACAAGGTGGGTCAATATTTTGTACCAATCATCCTTTTCTAGGCAGACAACCGATCCAAGTCTGTTTCTTTTGTGGAATACGGTTCTAATCTTATCCCTCGGCATATTGGATATTACTTGATGAACACCTGGGGACAATCTCTCAACGGCTTTGCATTGGATGTGATATGGCAATCCAACAAGGTCAACGCCGGCGTCGTCCATTCTCTTTGATTCATTCCTTGATGTAAATACATCCTTAAAGCCTAAATCAATGTGATCGTTTTTGATGGACAATTCGTAGGTGTTACCCTTCGCTCTTGGTGACTTTATTTTCTTGGCCATTATAGAATCATTTTTAGAATCCTCTTAAACAATGAAACCGGAATCCATTCTCTTGATGAAACGCTGTACATTTCTTTAGCGCCTCTAGACTTAGCATATCTTTCGGCATCCGTTATTGACGCGAAGTGATTACCCCAAGTGACAATTGACTCATTGCCAAATGGCTCAATTATGACACAGTTAAACTTGGTTCCTTGTAAGTCGGTTATAGCATGGATCGAGCAGTAATTCAGAACCGGATACCCCCACTTGGATGGTCCTCTTGTTTTTACCACGAATCCTCCATTAACCTTAAATCCATTTGATAGGTATACTTTCATTGTCCTTATGTTTTTTGAATGTCGGTTATGTTTATTGAGTCTAAAAGGTTGTCGTAAATCAACTCATCTTCGTGCGTATACAGCTCAATGGTTGGCCTTGGGAATGGTGGTTCAGGAAACAATTGCTCAAGGGTAAGGTGAAGATACTCTTCCTTTTTACCAGAAAGTTTTGACGATGGTCCGCTAAGGGCATCAATCGCTTTTTGGTTGGCTTCCTCTTGGCTGTCGGCCTCAATAAAGAATCGGATTCTAATCCAAACCTTGTATTGTTTGTCTGCATAAAATGGGTGTTGCATAGCTATGTTTTAATGTATACAAATATAGTCACTTTTCGCCATTGCACCAATAGCATTTGCTGATACGGCATTGGGCTTAGACCGCTCCCTTTTGAGTGAGTCATTCTCTTTTTCCAACTCTATTATTCTTTTTTCCATACATCTTATTCTTTCTCTTTGAAATTCAATTAGCGAAGTAGCGTGTGATCCTGTTGGGTACTTTGACATGGTTTCTTTGTTTAAAGGGTTACAAAATAGGTGGAGTTGACGACGTCACCGGCAGGGTTTATCTCAACGACCTCGGAGTATTCCTTCCAGGACTGAGCCTCTGCACCGAACTCGTGCGTGTGTTCGCAGTCCATAAAGGCCGACACAAAGGTGTCGCACATCTCGGACTTGTTACTCGCTTGGCCGTACTGAGACCAATTGATTGCGAAGAATTTGTTTTGTGTTTCGTTATTCATTGTCTGTTGGTTTATTGGTTAAACAAAAGTGCTTGGGGATGGTTAGGGTATTAGTTGGTATTTACGTCCGTTGTGTTCAATGATTTCGGGAGTGCGGATGTGGTTAATAAGACCGTCTGAATTCTCAAAGTATATCCGATTACCTTGCGAATCAAATTCACTCTTACCCCAATATCCATCTGAATTTTCAAAGTAGACAACATTACCATTCTTGTCTTTAATATCAAGGCCTCCATTGGCCTTAAAGTCCCAGTTCAGCCATTGGCCGATTGTTTGTCCGTCTTTCATGGTTTAGCGTTTAGTTCTCTTGTTAGTTTGTCAATGAGCGGTTCAATTAAAGATATCTGAGCCTCAAAGCCCTCGTCAATACCTTCCTGAGTTGTAGTATCCCAATCGCCACTCAGAGCCATTTCAGCGTCTGTCTTGAGGCATCTGAGTACATGAATGGTTGCTTTTAAAAGTTCGTTGTTCATTTTGTTTGGGTTAAATAGTTAAGGCTTGATTGAATACTTCAGTTGTTGGAAAAAACTCATTCCAAATACTTTGATCGAGTTCCCATCCTTCTGCGGGTGCGGGAAACACAAGCCACTCTAATGCGTCCATGATTACCTCGCTGACCTTCGGGTCACCCTCCCAATCCTTGATGTAGATTTTGCCCTCGGATAGTTCGTCCCACACGTAGTTCGCAGGGTTGCACTCGCTGAGGCTTCTCTGATAATAGTGCGTGACAAAGCACTCGTCATTGTGGTAGAACGCAGCTACGCCTCCGTCCTCCGTGATGATGTCATAACTGTTGTCGCGGTGATGAAAGATTTTGTATTTCATTTTGTTTGGGTTAAAAGTTCAATTAGTTTTTTAAGGCAGGCAAGTTCTGCTTCTTCGTAGGTATCCCATACTCCGCCGTCATTAGGTCCTTCATAATCAGACCAACCTCTATGAGTACCGCCTACATTGTCGCTCCATTCATACAGATAACCTGATGCGTTAGAGTACACTGTTGCAAGTATGTTATGCTTCTCTCTAAACCATCTAAATGCTTGTGAGTAGGTTGGTGCTGTTGCAAATCCTTCTCTTACTCTTTCATCCCTATCTGAATTTTTTGCCTCCTTGAAAAACCAAAGATTTACATTGTCTTGATTTGAATAATAACCACCAAAACAAGGTTCATCAAACCCAAGCTCTTTGAGTGCAAGGGCTTGTTCGTAGGGGATAAAATCTTTTTTCATTTTGTTTGGGTTAAAAAGGGTTAGGGGGTAGGGGCATTCAATAGAATCTTTCGCTCTTTCATCATAGCGTCTGCCATTTTATAGCACTGTTGGGCTATATAGTCCTCATAAGTGTCTTTTTCTTTGTCTCTTGTGTCATGACCTGCATTCATAAATATTGAGCGATACAATGAATCGTTTGAAAATCTCCCTTCAAGGGCTTTTGCTGCAAAATAGTCTCTTAGTTCGCTTGGTGTTTTCATTTTGATTGGGTTAAAAAGGGTTAGGGGGTAGGGGCATCCAGTGGCTCACTTCGGAGAGGAACCAAGTTTGGTGTTCGTAGTACCAACGGTTGTTCGATAGCCAAGCCATTGCTTGATACATATCGGTTGTGTAAATCAGCACCGGAGTGTCTTGCTCGGGCATCCGATCGGAACATTTAATCCATTTTGTTTCGTCGCTCATAATTGATATTTAAAGGTTCTAAGTTAAGGAATAAAATCCACATTTGCAACTACTCAAATGAGTGAAACTTGACGTTGTTGTCTACTACTTTGTAGATTGTCATATGCGAGTCCTCCTCAATCATCTGTACGATTCTTTGTGCAAACTCGTGGAGAGTTTCGTCATCGTACAACTTGTCAACGGGCAGATGCATGCCGGTCGGTAGTCCAAGCATGTTGAGAGGCAACTTGGTGCCGTACGATGAGTGTCCCGAATAAAGGATGTGCTTGATGGAGCCTTCTACCAGGTTGGTCAGTAGGGTCATCTCCTCCCTGGCAGGGGAAAAGAGTTGAATGTGAACGATTTTGGTGATGTCTTTCATTGTTAGGTTTGGTTTAAGGTTTAATTATGTTAATTGGTGAGCTTGTTTCTATGACAACCCTGGCACCACACAACAGTAACGCCTTGGTGTCACAGCCCGATCCGGAATACACGACCCTACTTGGGCCAAGTATCTCAACCTCGTTGCAGTACGTGTTCTTTCTACCCTGCTTAACGGTTATGACCGGTAAGTCAGTTCCGTTTACTTTATTGGAGCGTATGTGGTGCTGATTGACGTGTATTTTAGTTAAAGATTGTTTAGACATAACTTTTAGTGGTGTTTAATTAGGATATACGAACGATTTGACTCTGAAATTTTTTAGAATTCTGCAACATTTCATCAAGCGATGAATAGGAGGGATAATGTTCGTCGCATAGCCAATCGTACAACGAGTATTGAATGCCGCTAATCTTTAGCATACGATAATAGGAGCCATCCTCTAAAGCTATGCTTGCCCAATCGGCTTTTGGCGTGATGAATGCCGTGAAGAATATTGCCGAGCCAACGTTTATTTTCTCAAACCTTGATTGATGGCACTCCGCCTTTTGGGTCTTTGTCTTGGAAACAAAGTACGCCTTTATTTGCTTGGCTTTAGTTGTACCGGAAGAATGACGATGCTCTTTGTCCATCCAATTGTCCTTTAGTTCAAGCAACATTTGGTGGTTACTCATGTCGGGATCTGCGTATTCCATGCAAAGTTTCACATCAATGACCGACCCGAACTCTTCGGTGAACTCCTTGATATCGGACAACACTTTCTCTCGGAATAAAGAAAGCATGGCAGAGTTATGGAGGTTCATGTTGCGAATAAACTCCTCCTTGTCATGTTCGCATTTGCGTACACTCGCAAGGGTGAATCGTCCATCCGTTTTCTTGGATGCGTCCTTCGCGTTGATGTTGTTGAACTCGCCGATGATTCCATCTACAAGTTCCTGTTGGGTTTTTGTTAGCATAATTGTTTTGATTTAAGGGTTAATATAAGTGTTTCATAAGGGATTCGTACACAAAACTGCCATCCTCGTTGACCTCCTCCAATTGTTCTTTGGTCATTGGTTCGCCATCGTAGTTTGCACTTATGATGAACGCATCGCAGAAATCGGGATAGTCTTCGGTGTCGATACCGTCAAATTCAATGTCGGATATCTTGTTGTAGTCTAAGGTTTTCATAGTGTTTGTAGTTTTTGTGAGATTAAAGATAATGCACTCTGTAGTTCTATTTGTTCTTTTGTAACTTCCCTGAATCCAAACAAGACAAGGCGCTTGATTTGATTAAGAGTCAACTCATCAAGAGATTTTGCTTCTTTGCAATGACTTACAATGTTTTTTTTTGCTTCGGGCCATTGTTCTGACCGATTAAGTTCATCCCTAACGTGATCGGGTAGTGCTGAATAGAGATTCTTTTTCATAATTGATTTAGTTTAAGGGTTAGTTTTTTGTAAGTCTCTGAAGTCTTGTAGGATATTCTCTCTGTCTCTCTCGCTCATAAAGTGCAAGTGCTTATCAATGAACTCCTGCTCGGTAAGTTCGTCATTGATGGCCCACTCTATGAGAGATTCTGCTTCGCACTCCATATAGCGATCGGAATCCATGGCATACTTGCCTTCGTGGTAATCCATCTGCACATCTTCGCCAAGTTCTCCCGATGATGCAGTCATCCAACCGGCAAAGTCACATCCACACTCCTCGTACTCAAGCCGCACATCAACGCCGTACTTCTTGGACAAGGCAAGGGCGAACGGAGTCGCAGGACTCCAAGCCGTGTCAAAACTCACAGAGAATCCACCCAAATCGTCAGTCGGATTGAGGATGTATTCGTCACCATTGATGTCCCACTTTGTGCCATAGGTAGCACAATTGTGGTTGTACCAATCCTTCTCATCGAATTTAGGATCCCTACCGATGAGTGACTCAAAGACCCTGTTGTTGGATGGGTCTGAGAATTTTTCAGCAATTAAGCTGAGGTTTTCTGGCGTACCTCCCGATACGACTAGAAAGTTTGAGCACCAATTTGGCATATAAAAGTTGTTCGGTATATCTCCCGTCCCAGAGTTTAGTGTAGGTTGATTGTTACATTCTTCTTGCCCTTGCCCATCGTGCCGGAGCATAGGCCACATTTGTCACAGGTTGATTTGTATCCCGCCTCCTTGGATGCAGGACATACGACCCCAGATACAGGGTCATCCGCTCCCTTGGATAGGAACGATCGGTAATCCAACTGCTCTGCCAGGTCGACCTCCGACTCGGTGTGCACGGATGCCATAAACCAAGAGCCGTACTCTTTGGCCCACGGCTTGGCCCATTGGTGGGTGTAGCCTGTCCATACCTTTGCCACACGGGCCATTTGGGAGACCAAGGTTGCATCCATAAGGCTTGGCTCACCATAGGTACCAAAGCGGACATACGATGCGTCACAGAGGCTTACAATGCGTCTACGCTTATCGTCATCCAAGAGGGTTACATCTTGTGGTTTGATGTGGCGTAGCATGGATAGGAATCCCGTGTATTGCATGAACTTGTGGGTATAGCATCCCTGCTTGAGGGATTTGTCTTTGGCCCGTTGGTTGCCTGAGAATGGGCAGTCAAGGCAACACGATGAGTCCAGGGCAAAGAACTCCTTCATTGTGAACTTCATCCCCGAATTGGCTAGCCGGTACTGCTCAAGGCTGAAGGTGTAGGTCTGCACGATGTCCGCATTGGAGCCGGTGATCTTCTTGTTGGAAGACGGAGACTTGGATACGACAAACAGGTTGCCGCCATCCACATATACTACTTTTGGCATAGGTTACTTGAGTTTATAGGGTTTAGGGTTTGGGTTAGATTAGTCCTTCGTTTGCAAGGGATGTGTATCCGCTTGTGGTTAGGATGATGTGGTCGTGCAGTTTGATGTCAAGCATTGCTAGTCCTTGCTTCACTTTCTTCGTCAAGTCTTTGTCCTCTTGCGAGGGTTCTCTGTTTCCTGATGGGTGGTTGTGCACGAGGATTACGCTAGCACATAGGTCATCCACCGCGTACTTGGCGATGATCTTTGGGTCTGCCACCGTTCCGGATGTTCCACCTTGGGATATCTTGGCGTAGGATGTGACCATGCCGGCACGATTCAGCATCATGATGAACATGGACTCGTAGAGTTCAATGTCCTCGTGGTAGAATTGTCGGGCGAATCTTTCGGCAGCGTCTGGGCTTGTTATCTTTACCTTCTCAAAGACTGAAGGCTCGGATACACAGGTGATTTGGCGGGATTTTACATAGGTTGTTTTCATATTGATGGGTTTAGGTGGAAAGGAAAAAAGAGGGTGTTCAGGCGCATAAGTAAAAATGAAAGTCGGGGTCTTCGTAAATACCAAAGTCAATGTAGATGCCTACAATTTTTTCTCCGTGCTTGGCCACATACACATCGTAGCATCCATCGCCTAAGCCCGACGAACTCACAACACCCTTGTCGTAAGTGCCCCATGATCGTTCTCCACTGGTTATGTTGCAACATACTCGATACCAAAAATCTTCCATGTCGGGATGACCGCCCTTGAAATCGTAAGGCGTTAGGCCAACTACGGCCTCGTCTTTTTGGTAGGTCTCCAAGGAGAAGATTCCCGCTTGGCCTGAGTCCACGCCGATTGCGCCCCTTTCCTCCCATGTCAACTCATCGTTGACGAATGATTCATGTACGCACACCAACGCTCCGATTCGGTTGCCCCAATTTTTGAGTAATAAGCTACGCACAAAAGGAACATAGTTCCCTGATAACACATTATCGAATGTTTTCTCTGCCTTCTCGTAGCATGGGTCGGATACGGCCACGCTGCTACCTAACTGAATTTTTTGCATTTGATTTGGGTTTAGGGTTGATGGTTAAATTCTAGGGAGTTCGATATTGTGTTCTATCCATTCTTGGATTTCATCCACTTCTTCGGAGGTGAATGTTCCGGATTCGTACATAAATTTGGGGTCGTCAAATTCTACCGATGAACAATTGAATGCAGGGATGTCCTCATTCGTGTATTTGCCCGAGATTTCATGGCCGTTCACATTAATGCAGAAACGGATGATCACTCTAACTTCGATAAAATCTTGGAATTCTTTGCTGATTTCTAACATATTGATGGGGTTGAGTGTATGATGTTTGAATTGAAAAAGTACACTATAGTAGACTTTTTATTTGTTGTTGAATTCATTAATACAAAGGTACCGCTTATGTCTCATTGTACAAATAGCATTTACCAGGATGATTGATAATAGAAGTCGCATTCGTTTTCGGGTTCCTCTTCAAAGAGTTTCTCCAACATTTCTGCGGTTTCTTTGATGTCTTGGAGGTAGAACTCGTCGTAATCTGTTGACCCAAAGAAGAATCCCTCCGCTGTTGGTAGTATGTCGGATGCCGATTCTTTGTTTTCAAGGGCTCTCCTGCATTCCTGTAATAGCTCTTTGAGGTTGTCCCTTGACACAAAATACTCCTCGCAGTTGTCCATTCCGCCTTGGACGTTTTCTACAAACCACCGGTGGATTTGGTTTGCTTTACGCCACGAGTGGATTTCCTCCACGATGTAGGATACCCGTTCGGGCTTGATGTGTGGTACATCTACGCCACCACGCTTGACGGTTACACTATGCCTCTCTTTGGGAGCCATATGGCTCCAATTTTGGACATAGGTTTTCTTGGATAGATACATGTCTAGTCCCATAGCAGATTTTGTTTGGTATATCTCCCATCCCGGAGTTTGGTTTGTTTTGGTTAGATTTCAAAGATAAAGATTGTTCCTGGGTCGTACCATTCGGCATACCAACCGTGCTTTTCAAGCATGTTTGCAAGTGGTTTGTATACGCCGGATTGGTATTGCGGGGATTCGTTGTAGTAATTGAATGCGGTTCTGCCCTTGTAGGTATATCCGCTTTCACCGGAAGTCCATATGCCTCCTTTCTCCGATACCGGGACTTGGTTCCCATAGAATTCATCCACCGTTCGTATGAATATCCTTTCGTTCGGGTCCTCGGTCTGCAGGGATTCGGCCAATATGGCCATCATCTCCTCTCTTGTTTTGTTTAGGCTCATGGCTTTGTGGGGATTTGAAGCTTCAGTTCCTCGGTTAATCTTTCAAGGAACATAGCGGTAATTTTGTTCTCTTCCTTTTCAATAAGTTCTTCCAATATTTTGAAGCCTTCGATATTGCCCTCGTTGAGCAATTTAGCGGCCTTGTTGATTTGTCTGCGTCGATACAATTCGGTCATGATTTTAGGGATAAAGGGTTGTAAGGAATAGGAATGCTCGCGTTAATGCATACAGACCAAGGATGCCGAGTGCGGCAACAAACAAGGTCTTTAGGATTTCTCTAATTGGCATGGCTTTTGAGCATTGAGTTGAGTTCTGCCTTGATTCGTCTTGCGGATTCGCCTTTCCAGGTCGTCGCATTGCTGAGAAAATACCGGACTACGGATTCCGCGGAGTCGTCGTAATAGTTATCCGACAATGAATTTAGGCTATGCATAGCCTCAAGGTAGGGTACGGCACCAAAATAGGGCTTGGGCCAATTCATCGCTATTTCACCGGCGATTTGGTACAGGGGACGGGAGGATTGGTTTGACATGGTTTTGAGTTGAGTTTGTGAATTAGTATACTATAGTAGACTTTTATTGTTTAGAAATACGAATGAATTCTGATGTCTGATTGCTGAAGCGATGTTTCCTACGCTCTTTCCTTGATGATACCCATTTAGGGTCTATCGTGGGCATTGGTTCAAACAAAGCCATCGGTTTGTTTTTGAGATACCTTGTATCTCCTTTTTGCAGATAATTTTCTGCCAATCTTTTGTCCTTGATGTAAGGACTATCAACTAAGTAAAACATATAAAAATGTTTTAGATTTTGCCTACTTGGTATTGGCATCGGCATTCCAAATGAATAGTATACTATAGTAGACTTTTTTGGTAGCGTCTCTATGGTGTAGCATTCAATAATACAAAGATAGGCAAGTTATCTCATTTGACAAATAGCATTTACTGTTCAACGGAGCGCATCGCATTGGTTCGCCACTACTTGCGAGATTTATTCAAAAAGTATACTATAGTAGACTTTCCCGGTTTTGTTTTGTTACGCTGCATCGCACCGCATCGCATATGATAGTGATAGTGACTTTTTTTTCGTACTCGATCGAGTTTTGCACCAAAGTCCAGGCGTACAACAATGTGTTATGAAGGCAATTAGTTAGTCTTGTGTTACGAAAGTATGGGCAAAAAAAAACCCCTTGCGAAAGCAAGGGGTCTGTAACACATTATGCGTGATTTTTTATGCTTTGTGTTACGATTTCACGCTGAGGTTTTGTTAATTTAATGTTACCATAGTCTGTAATCCACTTCTTGGACTTTGTGTCTAAGTAATGTGTTACACCAAATGGCTGATGCCTTTTTGCATCCAACAGGATTGTAGGCATAACATTAATTACATTTTTTAAGAACTCTTTCAAATCGGTAGGTTCAATGTTATGTAGTTCGGTAACATATCCACCTTTGTTATGTTTGGATATTGTTATGCCTTGACCTTTGTATAACATATTAAACACCACCTCTTTGGCTTCATTCTCTCTTGCTTCTTGCTCTTGTTCTAATTGCCTATCGTGAGATTCTAAAGCATCCGTAACATCAGATGAATTATCTTCATCCTTTGGTTCGGGTTCTTTTTTGTCCTTTGTTTTACCACTACAAAAATCGTTAAAAGTAGTAGCATCCATAACATATTCTGTAGGCGAAGCTTCATTCAATGTTATGAATTGACCTACTTTTTCGGGGTTGTTCGTAACATATTTCCCCATTGTAGCAAGTCGGTAAAAATAGGCTTTGCCCATATTGAATGTAACACTGATTACATCCTCCATCGTAACATCAATTTTCTTTTTCTTCCTTAACTCTTTGCATTCAGCAGAATTAAAGTAAACACGAAAATTGTAACACAATTTAGATAATTCCACTAATTTTAGGAACCGATTGTGTCTAATGTTACGCAATTCACTAAGCAATTTCTTAACATCAGAAAATTTCACGATGTTGCGAACCGAAGGAAGAGCAACAAACAAAGCAACGGCATTCAAAACTGACTTATTCATAACAATATATATTTTGTGTTATGTTTTTGTGCAATGTTATGAGGATTTGCACTTATCCGATTTATGCATTGTTATGGGAATGCATACCCAAAGCCAATCCGAAAAAGTATAACACAATTTTTTTGCGAGAACATTACTCACATTGTGTTATTTAGTTTTTTCAATATGTCAAAGAACGAATCGTTGTAACACATTACGCATCACTGCGACCTTTACTAACGATATCCAAAGATACAAAAGAAACCTCAAATTACAAATAGCCCTACAATGCAATAAAGCGGTATTTTGGTTGACAGTTTACCGACACGATGTGAGATGTGTTATGGATTCCTATTTTTGATTTTAAAAGTATACTATAGTAGACTTTATGTGGAATGTGTTACGAAAATTGCCTATCAACAAAGGTATACTATAGTAGACTTTTTGTAGAATGTGTTATGAAATGTAGCAAAACCCTGGATTTGCTATATGCCCACGATAGTGAATTTGTTGTTACAACAATGATTTATTTTTTCCGTATTACCTACAAGCACTAATAATTGTGTAATATGTTATAGAATAGTGTAGTAATAAAAACTTTTAGTAATTTTTGGGTGTATCGTAACACATTGTTTTGCATTAGAGGTTTTGGTGGGGTGTATCGTTTTGTTATAACAACATAAAATTCAACCACATACATAAAATCATTTGTTACAAAAATGATGTGTTATGAGTAATCCTATTTTTCCAATAAAAATATGAGATGAAAAATCACAATGTGTTATGAATACACCTGTACTCAGTACAAAGTAGTTTTGTTATAACACAACCATTTGTAAAACAATATGGATTTGGTAAGAGATGTGTTATAAGAAGATGTGTTACACAATTAGATAAACGATGTGTTACACGAATTAGATAAAACTTGTGTTACAAAACAAGACATCCTGTGCAATCATTGGTTTTGTTATAACATAACCACTTACCAAGATTATTGATTTTCCTTTTTCATAACATTGCTAACCAAAATAATGTGTTATAACAATGCGAGTTAGTCATCATTATTTTTGCTCAAAAATAAAAATAAGTTTTGATATATTTTTAGTCATTAGAAAAACAATGTGTTGTAACAATACTATGATAAACAATATGTTATAACATAACCACTTTATATTCCAAAAGATTTATTAGAGCAATTATTTATAACATTGATTACAATTTTGTCGTATCATTAGACGAGCAATAGCATTGTTATATAACACATCATTGTTTTTTTGTCATCATTTTTTTTATGATAAAAATCAATCATTGTTATAACATTGCCTAATTGTGTTCATTGTTGTAACAAATGATGCACTAAATGTAGTAGAGCAAAACTAAATATATTGTTGTAACAATAGATTGACTAATGGATTGTTTATTCAATGTTACGAATAGGGGGGGATGACTTTTATTTTTGAAACTGAACTAGAAAAATTGGGGGTAAAGCCCAAAATCCTATCCATACAATTTCCAAAATTCCATCCACAGAGATCCCTATTTGAATAGCGAGTGCTATATCTATATTATTATATAGAGGGAAATTGGGGGGGTACTAAAAAAGTGCCCTAGCGATATCAAAAACAGCGTTTTTTATTGACATATAATTCACAATGTGGCCAAATTCACCAAAAATGTGGCCAAAATCACCACATTTAGAGGAACATTCGTGGTTAAAAAGGGTTATTTTGCGGTATGACAAAGTTTTTAAGGAAGAGGCAGCTTGTGGATACTCAGACGGGGGAGGAATTCCTTTCGGATGAGCGTATTAGTGTTTTAGGGAGGTCCGCATGGGACAGGGCGAGGTTTGTAAAGATGTTTATTCCCGGGTTGGAGGCTTTAATTAGGCTAAAGCCATCGGAGATTGCCTTGGCTATGTACGTTATGACTAGGCTGAAGAGTGGTTCCAGGGTGGTACAGGTGGAGTTTCAGGGGTATTGTGAGTGGGTGGAACCTATTGTGGGGAAGAGGCCCGATCGATCTTCGTACCACAAGGCGGTTAAAGGGTTGGTTAGCGAGGGTTGGATGGTAAAGTCCGGGAAGGAGTGGTTGATTAACCACAACATGGCTTTTGTTGGCGATAGGGGGAGGTATTTGGTTTCAAACACGGTCTCTTTGGTGCGATCAAACGAAACTATTGAGCCTTAGGGTGGTTATAGGGGCATGAACATGAACATCGTTATGTCGTATCCGGGTATCATCGTGGAGATGATGGAGGATTACTATGGGTCCGGGAAGGATTTTGAGGAAATAAAATACGATCATGCAAGGTATTTCATAGAGAAAAACTATTATCTTTACAGAGACCTTGTGTCAAAAGACTTGGCTTTTTATGAAAAAGCCTTTAAATTGATGACTACAAGGGGGGAATACAAAGACAAAATACTTACCAATGAAAGATGAATCAATAGAAGGAAAGGTTTTAGAGCCGTACGGCTTTGAGTACGTGAATACGTCCTGGATAAGCGACGAAGCGGATGGTCCCGGGTATTGGCGGAGTGCTACGCACAAGGTCATAAAGCACGAAGATGACCGGTACACGATTTTTCAATTTGGCGAAATCAGGGACTACGATGAGAAAAACAAGATTTTCACGGTGTCAAACTTTGATGAGTTGGGTTTTGTGTGCTTTTTTGGGATGATTGATTGGGAGGACGAGGAGTTTTGCGATAAGTTGCTCACGATGGTTGGGGCGATCATAGAGATTGACCACGACTTGGACGACGTCTTTGGGGAAGACGAGGAGTGAACAAAGCACAAAGCCGTATTGTTAATGATGCAGAACTAACAAAATTATGGCAAGTGCAATTCGCTTTACCGAGGTAATTAACAAGAATGGAACCGCTACAGCGGTAGCTCTTCGTGAAACGGCTATTTCTTCTGACGACTTTAAGTGGGCTTACGCCGGGGGAGTGGGAGGTAACAGCCGGTACGTAGAGTTCTACGACGCGCAGATTGGTGCCGATCGGGTTGCGACCATCACTACGGGGTCTTATGCAAACCTTACGGGTACTTCGGGTACACTCACCCAGGTAACAAGCACCGTCAGCGGAATTGGTAAGTACGATGCACCTGTCACGGGTGTTTCTACAGCTACAGGGTCTTTCATCATCAACTTGGAGCACATCGCCATTGCCTACTTAACGGCAGCTGGTTCTTCCAACGTCGAGTACGTATTCAAGAACAAGTGCTTTGAGTTTGCCATTAACAGAACTCCGGCTCAACTTCGTACTGCCGCAATAACGAACAATGCCGTCAAGCTGATGTCCTTGGAGTTCCCGGTTCGCTTTATGAGCAACAACCGGATCTTGAATGCAAGTGCTACGGGTGCTTCTGGTTGCATCTTTGCCTTCTCAAAACTGAAGTCTGCAGGAACCATCCTCAACGACCAACAGTACGTGAATGCAGGGGTTACCGGTATGGTTACCGAAATCTACCTTGACACACCAGACAACCTGGTTCTTGCCACAGACACAGCCCTTACAGCCCTTATTCCCGGATTCTAATGAGTGCAAAACTTATCTTCTTTGATTTTGTAACCGAACAAGGTACGCCAAACTCTCCTTGTGCGATTAATGCGTCACAAATCGTATACATGTACACCACGCAGTCTACAAAGACCGCTGTTGTATTCACGAATGGAGACTTAATGGTGGCAAATCAAACATTGGCATCATTCAAATCTGGAGAGCTGTCTCAAGGATTGGGCGAGTTTGTATCTATTGGGACTCCCGACTCGTGCAACAAGGCGCCATGGGGATCGTCAAAGGGAGAGGTGTTGGTCAATACGACTTATTTGAGTCAGGTACAGGTTTCCCCCGAATACAAGACTTTGGTTCAGCTAAATCAACCAAGCAGTTTTCCGGTAAGCTTTGTTACGCAAAGGCTAATTGATCAAATCGTAAGTGACTCTAAAATAAACGAGTCTCCATTCAATTATATTAGTCTGAACGTAACTCAAACAAGCACAAACGCTCCGGTAATCAACTCTGTATACAGTAATGTCGGACTTACGGCAACGCAAGTAACTGGGTCTAGGAGTAACACCGGCATATATGCTTTGGCATTCCCTACAGGAACGCCGATTGGAATATCTCCATCTTTTTTCGTTTCGTCTCCAACCGGGGCGACAAACAATCCGATTGTAAAGATTTCGGCAACATCGGCAACCGGGCTTGGCATAGTAACTCAAAGCTCTGGATTTACCAATGCTGACGGCATTTTGTCAAACACCAAAATCAATATTTTGTCTTGGCCAACCATTTCGGTGCCATCCTCAATTCTTCGCATTGGCGCAAAAATGCAAGGAGGAATTGTTTTCCATATTGATACATCCGCAAGAAAGGGCTATGCGTTGTACGAAGGAATAGTTGACGCTGGGATTGTTTGGTGTACGCCGACCGGAACAAACGTAACAGGAGTTAGCCTTACAGTAAATTCTGCATCAACTGGCATCGCCCGAAGTGCAACAAATACATCATTAATTGCGACAGCAGCTACTGGCGTTGGAGCATCCGTATCTGCCGAGGCTTTTTCAGCAACAGTAGACGGAGTTACCTATACCGATTGGGCATTGCCTTCTGAAGGAGCCTTGAATGCCATTTATGACTCTCTTCTTTACGCAACAACTGACCCATACGGATTGCGGAGCATTATTCCTGTGGGTGCAGATCTTTGGTCGTCAAACCAAGGGTCTTCGTCAACTGTAGCGAGATATGTCACATTTAACACATCATCAAGAGTCAACGCTCAGATTTCAAAAGTAAATGCGTATTTAGCATTAGCAGTTCGCGAGTTTAGTTTCTAAGTACAGAAACAACATTTCTTAAATGCTATTTAAAATAAGTCAAGAGGATGTCTTTGATGACAATCCTCATTTGTCCATCCTTACGGAGTTCAAGGGCATAACTTCGGACGAGTTCAAGTTCGTAGCCCTGTACGCGGATTGGAAATCACCCTACAAGAACCTATCACCCGAGGAGCGTTATCAAAAAGCACTCCTCAACGTGTCTTCAGTACGCAAGGACAAGATTGGTAAGTACATTGAGGCATACCACGACATGCAGGGCATTGGTTCGGAGAGGGAGTCTTTAGAAGCTTTGGAGGCAGCCCTGTCCGAGATACGCAAGAGGCTCAAAGGGGCCCAAGGCTTAGAGGCCGACGAGATTAAGAAGCTTTCCGCATCGCTCATTGACCTGACCAAGCAACGCAAGGCCATTGAGATTATGATCAATACGGAGATGAACATGGACATGCAGAAGGATTCTTCTGCCGAGGACGAGATGTCCGCCATTGATAGCTTTTACGCATGAAGCAAAGCCTGGTTGATTACCTTTTCAACAGCGCCTTTGATATCAACGAGAGGGTCAGATACTACTTGGACAAGATTGGACAGATACAGATGTCCACTTACAAGCCTAAGAAGATGATCATTCCATCATTTTCTAGTCGGACCGAGCAGTCTAAGTGGGAGAACGAGCAGATACGCAGGACGAGATTTGGGCATGATGGCATCTGTGGGATGACGTACATGTACACCTACTTTTGGAAGATGAAGTCCAAGAACGGGGGCCTCATCTCCCCGGAGTTTCGCAGGTGCAACGCGGAGTTCTTCAACCTTATTGAGTCTTGCCTGTACGGCGAGTCAAGCCTCTACCCGGACAATACCGGTAGTGGCGTCATCCTTGGTGGACGGCGCCGTTGGGGCAAGTCCTACAGCCTTGCCAACGCGATGTACTGCACGGCGATCCATAATCCCTATTCGGAGATTGGTTTCACATCCAAGTCCGAGGAGGACATGAAGAAGTTTATGAGCGACGTACTGAAGACCGGTTACAACAACCTGCCGTCTTTCCTGCGCGCTACATCCATGGCCGGCAACTCGGCATCGCGCCTAGAGTTCGCCAAGAAGATTCGCGACAAGGAAGGCAACATCAAGAAGGTGGGTCTTAACTCGGTCATCTTTGGTCGTTCCCCTGAGCCGACTTCTTTTGAAGGATCTGGTATGCGCATGGTGGTGTACGAGGAGCCCGGCAAGTGGGACCCAGGGCAGCTCAAGCAGAACTGGTCCTACACGGAGCCGGCTTTAGCAGCGGATGACGGTATCACCCGGAAGGGCGTTCCAATCCTTGCCGGTACGGCGGGAGATGCAGCAGAGAATGGCGATGACTTCAAGGAATTTTGGTACAACGCGGAGGGCTATAACCTTATTCGCTACTTTGCTGCCGGCTGGAGTGGTTTTATGATTGACAACGAGCTGGGCAACGAGAACGTCATTGAGGGGCTGAAATACATCCTTAGTGAGCGCGAGAAGAAGCGTAAGCAGTCCATGAAGCGGTATTACGACTTCATTGTTCAGTATCCCTTGGAGGTCGAAGAAATGTTCATCCAGGTGGGCGATTCGCCGTTTGACGTAGAGTTGATTAACAACCGGATTGCGCACTTGGACACCCATCCACCCAAGATGAAGAGAGGTCTGTTCCGTAAATCCAACGACAAGGTGGTATTCATCCCCAAGGAAGACGGGGACGTCATCATGTTGGAGGAACCCTCTGACGATGTTCAGTATGCCGCCGGGTGTGACCCGACGGATGGCGCCAAGAAGGAGGGCATTGGCTCGGACCTGTCGTTCTTCATCGCGAAGGGACTGCACTTGGGGGAGGAGGAAACGCACAGCGGTGGAGCGGTATTGCAGTACACGGCCAAGCCTAAGGACATGAACGAAGCCTACGAGCAATGCGCCCTAGCGGTGGAGTACTACAGCAAGAAGAACACCTGCACGGTGTTGATTGAAAGAAACAGGGCCCGGATGATATCTTACTTCCAAGATCGAGACTTGACGAAGTTTTTGGCGAAAAAGCCGCCTAAGATTGGCAAATTAGCCAGACCGGGGAATGTCGTTGAATACGGTGTTTACATGGACGAAATGGTTAAGGATCAGATGATTGGCGTTATTGACGATGACCTAACATCCAACATTGAGCACTACCAATACTCTGATTTGCTGTCGGATTTAGCGAATTACAACCCGGACAACAAAAAGAAAAAGTACGACCGCGTGGATGCTTGGGGCCTTACCTTGATTAATTTACGAACGGTAGCCAAAAGTCGTTTGTTAAGAAAAGAGACAAGCAATGACCTATTTAAGGGATTTGACTATGTTTTCAGTAAGGAGGGAAAACTACAACGTAAATGAGCGCTACCGCAATACAAACAACTTTCCCCAATATGTGGGTCCAAGACTCGCAGAAGGGGGAGGATTATCACAAGCAAGCCATCTTGGCTATTCTTGGGCAGACGGTGGCGAACGGTTACATTCCCAACCTTTACACGGCTATGGACCGGTCCATGAACTTCTACAACGGGGACTACGACCTTTCCAAGAAGTTTGACTTCCTGCAGAAGGATTACAACGGACGGAGCCTCCCCGCGCTTTGGATTAACTTCAACAAGATTCGCAACAAAATCAACCTCTTGGAAGGAGAGGTGGCTATTCAGAAGCTGGATGTATCGTGCAAGACGCTGAATCGTGAGGCCGTATCCCGCAAGATGAAGAAGAAGTCTTCCATCATTGCCCAGAAAATCATGATGTCTGTCATTCCAAAGATTGATCCGACAGGCGAACTTATTGAGATGAAGGAGCCGGATTTTATTCCGTACTCTGAAGAAGAATTAGACCTCTACATGCGCTCTTCCTACAAGGAGCCCATTGAGCGCACGATGGACTCCATTTTGCGCTACGAGATTGAAAGAGACAAGTATGTCCAAACAAGGCTTGCCTTTTGGAGGGACATCCTCATTACCGGCAGGGCTATTGGCAAGCACGAACTCAAGTACGGAAAGCCACACATCCGCCGTGTAGACCCACGCTATGTCATCGTGGATCCTTATGTCTTTGATGACAGCTTTAGCACCTCGGCATTCATTGGCGAGTGGCGCTACGCTCCGGTTACGGAAGTCTGCGACACCTATGGATTGACGCTTGAGGAGTTGAACAAGATAAGATACGACCAAGGTTCTTGGCTATGGGGCGGTTATTCGCAGAACGGCACGAACTTCTTATTGCCTTACATAACCGTAAACAACCAATTCATGTGCTTGGTGTTTTACGCAGAGTGGAGAGACATCCGCCAGGTAAGAGCCAAGGTAACCGTAGACCAATACGGAGGTGAGCACGTCAAGATCCTTGGGAAAGACGAAAAGCCTAAGTTGACAGAGAAGGAGAAAGAGCACGGTGGACGCATTGAGACGAGGAATATTGAGACGATCCGCAAGGCAACCCTTGTGGGGTCAAGCGTCGTAAAAGAGTGGGGCGAGATGAACAACATCGTTAGGGACAGCGTTGACAACCCGGTGAAAGCCGAGTACAGCTACACGATTATCTCCCCTCAGTACACCAACTTTAGGACGGTATCCAAGGTCGAGGAGATGTCTGCCTTGCAGGAGTTTAAGGACCTAATTATGTATACCGTGCAGCAGGAGATGTCCACGGCCGGCCGTAAGGGTTTTGTCTACGACCTTCGCTACAAGCCGGACAACCTGCAGTTGCAGGACGTGATGTACTACCTGAAGACCTCCGGTATTGCGTTTACGAGTAGCGGACAGGAAGCGGTGCCACCTAACGGTAACCCATTCCCAAGCATTGACACGGGTATTTCGAATTCCATTAATCTGTATTTGAACCTGGCATCGTACATCGACATGGAGATTGACAAGATTTCCGGAATCAATGATGCTCGTCAAGGCTTCCAGAAAGGCGATGCCCTTGTGGGTGTAAGCCAAATGGCCGTTATGCAGAGCAGCCTGATTACACAGCCGTTGAACAAGGCTTTTGAAATATTTGAGAACGAGTTGTTACAGAAGTACGCAAACTACATCAAGACCATTTTCCCATTCTTAAAGGAGCAGTATGAGCCAATCGTATCAGAAATCGGTGTTGACATTATGGAGATTGACGAAGATGTACCTCTTCAGGATTATGGTATTTTTATCAAGGTTAACTCCGATGATATTATGAACAATAGACCGAAGTTTGAGCAACTTGTTAGTTCCGCTGTACAGGCCAACAGCCTAAGCATTTCTGAGGCTATGGTTCTTTTATTCAATCCAGACACAAAAGAAGGCGTCAAGAAGTTCCTTGCACTCCAGGACCGAAAAGCATCTCAAGCGGAACAATCGCAAGAACAGCAAATGATGATGCAACAACAGATGGCTCAACAGCAAATCATTGGAGATACTGAGAAACAAATTCAAGTTGACAGGGCTCGTTCCGAGAACAAAGGACAACTCCAAATGTTAAGGGAGGAGTTAAAGAATCGCACGATGGAACAACAGACTCAACTTGATATGCTCAAAAAAGAGCAGGAACAGAACTTTAACCTCATCATTGAGGCATTAAAAGAACAAAAAACCCAATAAACATGTCAGAAGATTTAGATTTGCTAGCCCTTCAGAAACTGACGGGCGAGGCGGAATCTCATTCGCCCATAGGCGATGAGAACGAACAAGCGGCACTAAACGCCCTTAACGGTCAGCCAGAAGTGCCTCAACAGCCTGTGGCACAAACTCCCGAAGCTCCGGCAGAAACTGCCCAAGACTTGGGGGAAGAGGCAGATGTTGATGATCCTGCAAACGAAACGAGTGCAGAAAATGTTAATGCAGATGAGAACCCTAACACGGACCTCAATTTCGACATTGATTTGGACGAAGGCGTTGAAGTACCTGCTGCGGATGATTTCGTAACAAAGTACAAAAACGAGTTTGCGGACCTTGGACTTGAGGGAGTTAACACCTCCCAAGATTTTGTAGAAAAGTTCAAGAGCCTAAAACAGGAGTTGGAGGAAACGAAAGAATCCGCCAAGACCGTATTCGCCAGTGATATGATTCGAGAGGCGAATGAGATCATGAAGCAGGGAGGAGACTGGCTGAGTTATTTAGGCTTGTCTACTCTTGATTACGACTCAGTTCCAGATGTGGACCTTTTGTCGTATGAGCTTAAATCCGACTTTGATACAAAGGAGGAACTTGATGAGTACATTGCCTCCCTTGACGAGACCCAAATTCGCCTTAATGCGAAGAGGATACGAAAGGACTTGAAGTTGCAGCAGGAAGTTCAGAAGCAACAGGTTGCTTTACAAGCGCAAGAACATCAGCGTGTTTACGATGATAACCTTCGCAAGGCAATCAATAGCATCGAAAAGGTGGACAGGGTCAAGATCAAAGACCAAGACCGGGCAAGCATTCAAAAGATGCTCACCACTTACAACGATAAGGCTAAAGCGACTGAGTTCCAGATCAAGCACTTCCTGAAACCTAATGGAGAACCGGATTTCCAAAAGATGGTGCAAAGCGCCTACAAATTGGAAATGTTCGACAAGGTACTTGAGTACGCTACCCGTAGCGCCAAGAATTCAGGAAAAGCCGCTGTGATTCAAAATCTGTCCAACGTAGAGAGACCGAAGGCAACAAATATCGCCGAGGCTACTCCACGAAAGGCTTTGTCTACTGTTGAATCCGAAGTTGAAAGGTTGAGAAAGGGTGAAAAACCTTTGTTCTAAACTTAAACAAACAAAAAAATGGCTTACATTAATACAGTCAATCCAAACAATGCTGCTCCCAATACCATCAGAACTGGTAGTGTGGATAGCACCTACGTTTTTGGCGGAATCCAAAAACCCGATTTCAGCGACTACATCACCTATCGCTTTCCTCAGTACACCATCACAACCCTTTTGAGCCGTATCGGCCGTAAGAACCCTGTTGTCGGTAACGACGTTTTCAACTGGTTTGAAAAAGGCAAGTTCCGTCAATCAGTCGCTGTATCTGCGGTAACAGCTACCACAAGCACGGACCCAACTGGAAGAGTTTCGTTTGCGGGTGGAGCAGGCATTCAGGCCACATTTTTAGTCGGCGATGTTATTCGTTTTGAAAACGATGCTTACGCGGTTGTAACGGCAACTACTGGCGCCACTGGCTCAACTTCATCCGGAACTCTTGGCATTGACGCTCTTGGAGCAAACTTTGGGTCAACTGTTTCGGTCGGGATGAAATTTGCTCACTTGTACAATTTACAGGCCGAATATTCAGACAGCCCATCCGGTCGTGTATGGCAAGAAAACCAGGTCAGCGAGTACCTAGGCATCCTTCGTCGTTCTGTGGTTTGTTCTACAACTCAAGGATCTAACCTCAAGTACGTAAAGAAGTCTGACAGCGAGTGGTCTTACTACTACATCAACGAGATGGAAACCATGCAAGAGATGGCTATGGACCGCGAGATGTACATCTTGGCCGCAAAGTCAAACGGATCAGCTACAACCGGTAACGTAATGTCTGGCCGCCTTGGCGGTAACGGTATCTTGCAGCGTGTGATCACTAACGGTGTTGTAGGGACCTACTCTTCAGCTATTGCCGAGACTGACTTAGCCGAGCAAGTTCGCTTGATGTGCCTGAACAGCAGCGGAAATGAGTTCACCGTCCTTTGCGGTAGCTCTGCCTATGCCGACGCCCAGTTCGCACTCCGCGACTACACCTTGAACGGTGGCATCAGCTTTGGTGTGTTCTCCGGCGATGGTATCATGACCGGTTTGAACATCACCAAGTACAAGTTCATGGACAAGATCTTGAACTTCGTTTTGTACTACCCATTTGCCAACGAGGCCCTGTTCCCTGCTCCTGCCACTTCCGGCATCAACTGGGATAAAGCCATGTTGTTCTTGAACATGGGTACCGACGATCGTGGCAACCCGCTCATCAACTTGCGCTATAAGCAAGACCTGTTGGGCCAAAGCCTTGAGTTCCGCCGTACCGTCCAGGAAGGTATCACCTCTCCAGAAGCCGGTGCCGGAGCCGCTCGTTCTAACGGTAAAGATGGATTCACAGTAGACTTCTACTCTTCCATCGGTGTTGAATTGCGCGCAGCCAACAACCACGGTTTGTTGTACGCAGCGTAACCCCTCTTATCGGAGGTAACGAAGCCCTCGCCCACAAGGCGGGGGCTTTTGTTTTGGAACTGAACAAAATTTTATGTGTTATAGTGTCATAAATTTTAAAAAATGCCAGTTAAACAAAGCGATTTTGAGTTCTTTCTTTTGCAACCTCGCAATGGTAGTACTTTTCACTTTTCCGAGTACAGGACCTTAGACGGAGTAGTCCATAGGTTAACGGAAACAATTTTGCCTGATGGCAGAATTCGTTATAAGCGGTTTCACTTGAATGCGGACGAGCCTATGGTCGTACATAAGTCAAACAAAGAATTGCTTGATTTTTTGACAAATCATCCAAACAACCCGGAATCTCCATGGTTTAATGGAAACGCTTTATTCAAAAGGCTACAGCCAGAAGTTGAGTCAAAGTTACGTATTGATGACAAACTCCTAAATGCAAAGGCAATCACATTAGCCTCTGAACTGAAAGGAAGAAGGCTTCTTGAGGTTGCATCGCTATGTGGAATGTTCTACGATGAGGAAGATGAAATCATCGCATTTGAAAACGTTTTGACTTACGCAGAGCGCAATCCAAAACAGTTCCTAAAGATTTACGCAATTCCTAATCGTGAGGCCCGAATGCGTCACTTGGTCCGAACCGCCATTGGGCGAGGAGTTATCACAACAAACGATGGCGTATATCGCTTTGGTAGCTACACCTTGGGTGTTGACGAAGATTCAACCATTGGGAAAATTGTAAATGAGAAGGAAGTCCTTGAGATGATTGAGAGCCGTCTTGGATTCTTGGAATCCGACAGGGAGGCGAAGGCCGAGAAGCCTGCCCCAAACGTTGCCCCGGAGCCTGCGCAAAAAGAGCCAGAGATCACGATGGCTGATATCAACAAGTACGCCAGGAACAGGAAAACTCAATAAGGGGCACAAGTAATGCCGTCAACATTTACAGATACAGAACTACGCATCTTGAGGTACCGAGAAAGGCACCCAGATGCTAGTCCTGTTGAAATAGCCGCAAATATCGGATCTTCGTCCGATAGAGTGTCCGCGTTTTTGGCTACTCAGGCGTCACAAGTTCCTGTTCCGCAAGTGCAGCTTGATGAAATAGAGACGGCCTATATTGAGCAAAACGATTTGATTCTGCGATTTGTCAGCGGCCGACTAGTCAATGCTGGCAGAGTTGTTGGCAGCAATGGCGCAACAGGACCTGCCGGTCCAGCCGGAGCATCCGGAAGCACAGGCCCAGCAGGTCCACAAGGGCCACAAGGGCCAACTGGTCCGCAAGGCATACAGGGATTCCCCGGAGAATTGGGGCCTCCTGGAGATGTTGGGCCACAGGGTCCACAAGGCGCAACAGGCCCCGCGGGTCCTGGGTTCAGCAATGGAGATGCCAAGGGCGACATTAAGTATTGGGACGGGTCTGTGTGGAAGAACTTGGCCGTAGGCACAACCGGCCAAGTGCTGACTGTTGGAGAAAACGACGACCTAGAATGGACTGATAAGTAGAAGACTTTCAGTTGGTTTGTTAAGGGAGCTTCGGCTCCCTTTTCTTTTGAACCCGTGTGTTGGATTGTTTGTTAAATGAAAGATAGAGGTATAAAATGACGACAGCAGAACTAAGCTCAAGGTTTGATTTGATTTGCGATAAGGTGGGTTCTCCCTACTTTACTGCATCAGAAAAAGCCGATTTCTTTAATACGGCTCAATTGAGCATTATTGACGAGATTATCTTCCCGACCAAGAAGCAGGACCGCAAGGATGTCGACATTTTTGACTTCAGCCGGGAAGATGCTTTTCAACAAGGCATCGGTACTTTGGTAAGGACCGCTACGGTTACGGGTATTGCGTCCGGGACCACGAACATAACCTTTAACCAAATAAACACCGCCTTGGTGTCAGGCACGGTATACAAGGTCATAGATTTCCTCGTGCAAGCATCCACAGGCTCTACAACGACTTACAACAGCGCCAAGAGGGTTAGGACCATCAATGCAGCATCAAGGGTTTATGGGAACCTTAGGACGTTCAATTCCTTTACCAATAACACGGGTAGGTCTGCGATTTACACCATTTCTTCTTTTGCGTCCGGAACAACCGGAACAACGAGCCAAGGACGGATTGAGTTCTTTCCTGCAGCACCTGTATCTGGGAGTTCCTACCTGGTTGAGGTGGTTGTATTCCCAAGAGCCATAAGCATATCACCTGTTGTTAATCCCGAGATTGACGCCATGTTCCACAACGAGCTGCTGTTCCGGTCTCTTCAACTTGCCGGTATATCGATAAGGGAAAAGGAACTTTACGATGGAACTAACCTAGAACAAGCCAAAGAGCAATGATTAATACCGTAACAATCGATCAGGTCATCAGCAACGCGATGATTGCCTTGGGCATGGAGAATGACCGTTACAGGGTCATCTTCTACGAATGGGCTTTCCAGGGTCTGCGGGATATCGGCTTGACGACCATCAGCCTCACCACGTCGACTGGAACCATCACAACAGGCAATACCTTCCCCATACCAACGGGCTGCGTTTACATCGACTCTATTGCCGTTAAGAACAGCACGGCGGGTAATGTGGCTTACCCCATGTTTGACTCCAACTATTGGTCTTCGGTTCCGGATGACGACCAAACGACTTACGACAAGGACTATGTGGTAAGCAAGCAGGGTTCGGACCTCGTGTTTAGCACGACGATTCGTGGCAATTCCTACGACCAGGTGATTATCCGGTACTACGGCATGCCGGTAGACTCTAGTGGCGTTCCATTGATTCCGGAGTATTATTTGAGGGCTATTGTCGCTTACATCGAATACATGTTCGTGAAGAGAGAGCGTTACCGCAAGCGGAACGAAATCCCAATGAGTGAGATTCAGGTTTTGTACCAACAATGGGTAACCCTGAAGGCAGACGCTATGTCTAAGCGTAATCAGCCTCAGAAGCCAGAGATTGAAGCGGCTATTGCTACTTGGCTTACGATGCTGCCAAACCAAAAGAGATTAATGCGTACACCCAAAACGCCTAATTAATGGAGATTAAAAAGGAAGGACAAGCCTTTTTCAAGGGGATAAACAAGGATTTCTCTCCGGCCTATCAGCCAGAAGGGACCTACAGGGATGCGTTAAACATGGAGCTTACCGGTGCAGGTGAGCAGATGATCATCAACCAAATTAGGTCTTCCATGCTTTTGCAAAAGCAAGAGCTTTCAAATGGTTATACGGTCGGAAACATCAACATCCTTGGCTATACGGTGGCTAGGGCTAAAATTGGAACTGAATTTGAGGATGGATTTGTGGTGTATTGCTATGTTGACGAGGACTCTGGGTCATCGTCCAATGGCGCAATTTACTTTTTTGCACAAAACTCAACATACGCCGATGGAGCCATTTATGAAATATGCGCCGATACTGCGGGTCTAAACTTCCAGGCAACCGGAAGCATTGACTCGTTCTTTACGGAAGACAGGGAAAATAAGTCTGTTTACTTTACGGATTTCAACAACACAATCCGTAAGATTGACATGGATAACTCCTTGTGGCCTTATGCATCCGCATCTTCATTGGACCTCATATCCAAGGCAAGTTCAGCTATGAACATGTCAATTACCTCTGTTGGTAATGATGGATCGTTGTTGGCCGGAACATATCAGCTTGCTTACAGGCTAAAGAAAACCAATCCGTTGGCGACAACGAAATGGTCAACCTTTACAAACCCTGTCCCGGCTATACCTCTTGCGTACACGAGCGGTACATCGATCAATTACTATGGAGGACCTGTTGGGCAACAGACTAGTAGGTCAATTAATTACTCTATACCAATAGCCAGCACAGAGGCTTCTGGTAGCTATGATAAAATAGAAATTGCGGTCGTCAAGAACAACGATGGAACTTACGTGAAGCAATTGGTTGCTTATGTAAGCGAAATATCAAACACGGTTGCAAGTGGTAGCGGGACAGTAACAGGGACCTACAAAGGCACCGAGTCGGAATATGAATTAGATATTGACGAAATCACGGCGCCTGACGCTCCGGTAGAAACCGTCAAGACCCTTGTAGAGAAAGACAATCGTCTTCTTGCCGGAAACATTAAGTACTTTGACCGAAGAATAGGAGATGGAGAGGCAAAGGTTATAGAGGCCAGGACAATTCGCAGAGCAATTGATTACGAAGACCCAATCAATACCAACAAGTACAGGGGATACTTCAGAGACGAGGTTTACCGCTTTGGTATAACATACCACGACGAATACGGTAACTGGTCGCCAGTCAAGCCGATTGATTTTTCTTCATTCACAAAGAGCGTACCCAAAACTGGAGTTTCAACAAGCGGAACAATTGCTGTTGGAGGCATAGATTACAACAAGAATATAATAGAAATAACAAGAGGGTCAACATGGCCAAGTGGCACAACCGGATATGTACAAGGAGAGTCGGTTTCGTGTACGATGACCATTGGATCAACGACCTTGAGCTTTGAATCCGAAATCGTCGCAGTTCCAACAACTACATTGAGGATTCTTTGTCCTGCCACATTGCTTGCGCCTTATCCGTCTTTTACAGGAACGTCTGGAACGGCAAGCCTTATCCCATTAAAGGGTAATGCTTACAGCCATTCATCAGATCAATTTTCGTGGAAGTTCCCCAAAAGAGAGCATATCGGCGTATTTAGCCCAATAACAACTGGAACGTTTGGAACACTTGAATATGGGACTTACTCCCTACTAGCCGGCATTGAGCCCAAAGACCTACCTCAAGCATTGGGGCTTGGAATTGACGTTTCGGGACATCCATCGTGGGCGAAAGGTATGGCTATTGTTAGGATGGATCGAGATAGAGATATTGTTTATCAAACTCCCATTGTTCCGGCATCAATGTATGTTGGAGTAACAACGCCCGGCAGAGATCCCAATGGTACTTCAAACGACTACACCGTAACCAATGGAGTTGGAGAACTTGACTATTTGGGACCAAAGTCTTTAAAAATGGGCGCGGCAAGAAGCATGGAGTTCTTGTCTGTGTTTGGAGGTCCATCATACCAACTTCCTGCGTACAAGAGTATAAATAGCATTCCTGAGAACAGAATGATGTGGAAGAAATGTTTTGCCCCATCAGTTGACTACGTCTACAACTCCGAGGGTACGCCATTGATACCAACTCCAGAGCTAATATCATTGAATTTAGACATTGTTGATGTTTGTGGATTCACATTGTCGTCCCTAACCCCAACGACAACTACGTCAACCGTTACATCTGGGGGAATGTCTATATCGTATCCAACCGGATACGTTGAGGCAAGGGTTTATTCTTGTTTGGACCACAAATTGCATTGGTACCCGAACAATTATATCAATATGCGTACGCAAAGTTCAGCCGGCACCGGAGGCACCTATGTTGATACGTACAACAGAAAAATACAAGAGTCGTTTCTTCAAGTAAATGGGATACAGACTGCATCATACATTGGTCAGCAAAAATACGCGGATGTAACCGGAAGCCTTGCAAGTACAGGATTGCCTTATGGGTATTACACAAGGACAATGATGAATTTAAGCTCCTTGTCAACAACAGAACTAATTATACCAATAACGAAGGGGCAATCAAAAATACTTTTAAGGTCATCAGAGCAAGCCTCTTCTCCTGGGTCAACAATTACTGCGGCAAGAAGCATCGTCAATTATTTATTAGCAGGAACCGATTTGACAAGTCAGCAAAGAAACGCGTCTATTGACATGTCCTCTACAAATACCGCCCTTTGGAACTCTAATATTGAGGCGCAAAGATCTTTGGCGATTTCATTAAACCAATTTCTTGACGACCCGCTGTATCTAATTACGGCCAATTACTGTCCATTGAGCGCGGGACAATTTGGGTATATTCCAAGAGACACGACTAATACTGGAAGAGTTAATACTTTTGCGAGCGTTGCTTTTTCTCAGTACTTAAACACGTACAACCCAACAGGCGGAACAAAGCAACTCAGAAATGGACTTATCTATGGAAATCCATTAATGAATGTAACTTGGCTTGGGTCTCAACTTCCGGCATTCAACGCCAATGCAATACCATCTTATCCAACAATTGTTTCTGGTAAAGCCGCGGCTCCAGTAGAAAATGTTGATTGTGGCGTAGAGTTTTCTTATGTTGGCGGAGATAATCCTTTTAACCAATACTCAAGCCCTTCAACGGACATTCAGCAGGCGCTGTATGTTGCCAACATAAGAGAGGGCAAGCAGGATTCAAGGTATGGAGACCCAAACCGAATACAAGAATATTTCCACACGGGAGCATATTCGGCGATTACTGGAACCAGTCAAAGGGTTGTTCTTGAGGTGTGGGGAGGCGACTGCTTTATATCAAAGTATCGCTATAAGGTTAACGATGAGTACAATGTACCTTCGTATTATGTGCCAACATCAAGTGGAACATACGGACTTTTGGCTGATGTTCAAGGCAACTGCAATTCAACGAGCACAAAAGTATTTAAGACTGGAACAAAAACAAGTCCCGAATACATTGAAATGTACACGGAAGGAGAGGCCAATGCTTTTTACAATTCAGATAGAGATCGATTCCCTTACTACAATTTGACCGTAGCAACACCCGGAACCGTTGGTCATTATCAGGCTGATGCTTTCTACAACTACAACTTCGGTTATTCCATTGAGAACTTCCCCAAGTCTTTCTTCTCGGAAAACAGACTTGTTCAAATCTCCAACAATTATCCAGCAAGACTCATCTATTCGGATGTCCGTTCCGCAGACTTAGGCGTTGATGGTTTCTCAAGGTTTAGAGCTTTGAATTACTTTGACATGGATGAGCGCTATGGCAAAGTCACCAAGATTGCTCTTCTTAACGATGGAGAGCCTATCATTGGTCAAGACGATGCCGTATCCTTACTGTATGTCAACAAGTCACTCACGACGCTTCAGGACAACGAGGTGTTGACCGTACAGGGTGGAACCTACATTAGCGAGAACTCACCTCCAAGATACCTCACAACGAACTATGGCGTAGAGCTTATTCGTTGCATGATTCCAACGGAAAGCGGCGTTTATGTTTTGGACACCAAGCGAGGTGTTCTGGTGAACATCTCCGATGGAGCCAAGATTGTTACGCTTGCAAGGATGGAAGAGGAGTTTAGGACCAAGTTCTCAAAGACGAATGTACCATGGCTTGAGAACTCCATTGAGATGTCCTACGATCGCGTTGACAAGAACCTATACATTATTGGCTTTTTAAGAGATGCAGACAACTACGAAAATAAAGATGTCAATGTATGGATGACTTACAACGCCAAGCTAGACGCTTTTGTGTCCAACTTGGATTGGGATTTGAACGGTAATGGACACGGAGGCAAGTACGGCAACAGGCCGCTTTATATCTTTGACTTGAACGGAAGCACATACATGCTTCAATCCCATAGCGGAAGCCAGGCCCATAATATGCTTGACTTGCATATTAACCAATGGAAAGGCGGTAATGATTACCTCAACCTTCTTACGGGCAACCATCTAAACGCAGTTTCTGCTGAGATTGAATATGTCTTTAACAAAGATGTAAATGAACCAAAAGTCCTAGACATTGTTGGTATTAATAGTCAATCCTTGTTTAGTCAGTACAATGTCACGGTTTACAACGACACATCAACATTGGCCTCTGACACTACGGGCAATCAAACGAGCAACATTGTAAGCCGTCTTGGAATGGTTACAGCAAACATCATTCGTGGTACATCCGACAAAAGACTTGTTGGTGCTTACCATGTCATAAAGCTGTTCTTCAACAATACCGGTAGTGCCATAAACCTTCGGTCAGCAGTCAATCAATTCAGAAAGGTCTTCAGATAATGGATCCAAGCTTATACAACCCCGTCATGATGCCAAGCCGGACAGACTATGTCCGGGAGATGGCAGGCAAAGCCAAAGAAGAGCAACAGGCCAAGGTTGCTCCGTGGGCCCAGGCTATTGGCACCGGATTGGGAGCCATTGCCGGGTCTTTGGTCGGCATGCCTACTTTGGGGGCAAGCGTCGGAGGCGCTCTTGGTGGAGCTGCTGCAGGCTTATTTGGAGGCGGAGCTGCAAGGGAGGCGGAGCAGAACGCTGAAGAGAGCTACGACGCGATGTACGCTAGCGAAATGGCCGACAGAAACAAGGCTATTTCAGACGCTATGGCGCAGGTAAGGCAAGATGCTTACCTTAACGAAATCCAAAATATGCGGAAAAATGTTATGCCTAATAGGGCTGAATACCTTAAATTTGTATAAAGATGAGCGACATTAATCAATTATTAGCACAAAACTTAAAGTCAAGAATGGGTGTAAATCCATTGTTTTCGGTTGGGGCTCCGATAGCAGGAAATATTCTTTCTGCATTGGTGTCTAATAGGGCTCGTCGTAGGGCCCAAGAGAAACTCAATTCGTTGCAAGCCCCTACTTTGCCTCAATTTAGGGCAAATCCAATTTTGTCGCAAAGAATAGCTCAACAACAACAATTGGTTGACCAGCCAAGAATGGGTTACCAACGGATGGCCGATGAGCAAGCGGGAAGGCAGTTTGAACGTGGAAGACAGATTGCCGCGAACTTGGGTGGTGGTGCTGGATTGGCCTACATGCAGGGCGTCAGTTCAAACATTGCTGACCAGCAGCGTAGAGGACTTTTGAGCGACATGGCTACTCAACAAAGGAACAGAGCCGAGTTAGATCAGCTAGTCAACATGCGTAATCAAGAGTTAGCCCAAGAAAGAGATCAAAATTTGAGGGTCTATCAACTCGCTATGGAAGATTTCGTGAATCAAAGAGCCGGATTGCAAGGAGACGTCAGTCAACAGCGCTCTAATATTGGGGCATCACTTGGCGCAATACTCGGAGATATTCCGAATTACATGGCTTCAATTAACAATTATAAGTCATGGAAGAAAATGTCGGAGAAAGAAAAAAGCGATGCAGTTGCGATGGCTGAAGAGGCCGAGCGAAATGCATTATCAACTCCCGATAGCTCAGGGTATTCCTATGTACCCGAGATGATGGGAGGGTTTGGAGTGCCAATGGGAGGAGAGTTTTACTATTCCAGATTATTTCCAGACTATATGTATGGATCTCCAGAGAGGGTCCCCGTATTCGGGCCTAGAATGCCTTCGCGTATAAAAAGATAATGACGCCAATAATAGATAAAAAAACAAAGGTATATGCCTGTTGAACTAACCCCAAATAACTCTCGGCAAACCGCTGGGTTTGGATTTCAAGTGCCTGTGTTTAGAATGAACCAGGGCGTCAATGCCGCTACGGCAAACCCACTTTCTCGTGGTGCCATGCAGCAACCCATGGACATGGTTTCCGAGTCGCAATTTGGTCTAGACCCCAATGTGATGGCAACGGCCGAAGATGCCGTAAGACAGCAGTTTTACGCAGGCATTGATGAATTGAACCAATTTGTCAACAAGGCGGCTCAACTTGGTATTGACCCAAGTAAAGTTGACATGACGTCGCCTGAAAGTTTTGCGTTAAACCAAGAGTTTCGAAAGATGACGCAATCGCTTCAGCAAAAGGCTAGGGACATTCAATCGGGTGCTGCCCAAAAGGTCTATGCGCAAAATCAACAGGCTGAACAAAGAAGGATTCAGGACCAAAAAATGCAGGAGGATCTTTACAATATGCAAATGGGTGGTTTAAAAGAACAAGAGGAAGATCGTAAGCGTAAAAAACTTGAGGAAAAAATCCGGACAGATTTGGGCGGAGATATCTTTGAAAAAACAAGAGATTACATTTTGTCTCAATCAAATCAAAGAATTGATCGAGGAGATACGGCCGGCTTGAACGAATTAAAGACAGTCACTAGGACTCAGCTAGAAAAGGCAAAAAAGGTGTACCAAAAATACATGGACAACCCGGATGCCTTACAATACATTTCTCCGCTTATTGAATTCTATGAAGGCGTATTAAGCGGTGAAAGAATAATTCTTAACACTAAACAGCCAACCGGAACAACAACTCCTCTAATGATTCCTACTGGAGATGCAATGTTATCAGCCCCTACTCAAATGGAAGGGCTAGTGAATCCTGTTGTTGGGGTAAATGGCGAAATATTAATCGGCAAGCCAACTATTAACGAGGTAAGAACCTACCCATATTATTTAAAGGACGGGAAGAAAGTGCCTATTTTAACACCAGAAGATGCTGTTGGAAAGAAGGTTGTCGGCAGAGCTCCAGTTGGCGTTGGTTGGGTTGAGAATAAGGCGCCGGCAACAATCGCTCAAAGAGATGCTGCAGGCCAGGTCTTAGAAACAGAGGCATATGTCGTTCTTGAGGAGAATAGGGCTAGGCAACTACTTCTTAGCAAAGGAGCAAATTTGGCTCCTACTAAAAGGCAAGTCCAAAAAGGAACTGCAGTAGATGAACTAATCAAGAGGTCTTCTAGTAAAACAAAATAAGGTGCCAAAAATAAAATACAAAGAACTCGCTGCTGCATTACGGCAGGATTTTGGAAATGATGTCGCCAATTTGGACGACTTAACGCTAGCCCAAAACTGGGTTAATGACAATCCGGATAAAGCAGATTTAATAGAGTTTAATGTAGAATCTCCTCCGACAAAAAGGACAGGAAATTTAATGGAGGACTTAAAGTCTGCTCCTCCATTGCCAAGGACAAGGGTCGCTTTTCAGCGAGAAAGAGGCGGAGTTGAAGTTCCGTTTATTCCTCAGCAGTTTGGTTTTCAAGGAGGGGAAATGGTTCAACCAGCAAGACCCGAAATTGATGAGTCAAGCCTAGAGAGTCCGTTTGTTCAAGTTGACAGCGAACCAGTTATTGGGAGAGGCGTAGAAATACTTCCAACAAAGTTTTCAAACACGATAGAGTCAAGAAACATAAAGGACTCCAAGTCAATTGAGGACTATTTCAAGAGTATAGCCAAAGAAGGAGGTGTCGGATCCGAGTCCGATTTCGGCGAAGGGATGAGGCTAGCAAATACAATACGTGTTAGCGAAGGCTATGCCGCTGATGACTATAATGAGAATTATCCGGACGCTCCTCTTTCTTTTGATGACATAAAAGCCTCTTTATCAAACCCCGAGTTTGCAAATGAAAGAAACGCTGCCATTGACAATATCAATTCCGCAATTAGCAAGGCCAATTGGTACGGCGCTATGGATCTTCAAGATGAGTACAACCAACACGCTGAACTTGCTAATCGGTTGCAGGCTGATTTTGACGCAAAATTTGGCGACTTTGAAAGAAGTTATGCAGGCTACGAGCAGTCTGTCAAAAAGTATGGAATACCAGAGGCGCAAGGGCGATTAGCGGAAATTAATGAAAGAGTTCTACAGCAGGCAAAAGAGCTGGATGAAGCTAACTTCTTCGGGAAAGCATCCTTAGCTGCTTCAAGGCTTGTTGGAGGTGGCGGATACCTTCTTGCCGATTTTGCCGGAGCACTAGGTGCAACAGATATTGCGGATAAGATGAAGTCATCCCTAATGGACAACCTATTGGCAACCAAGGATCCGCGACTTGCGCTTTTTAAAACCCCCTATGACGCCAAGGCTGGTCAATTCGTTGAAGGAGGGTTGTTGTCTGCAAACACTTTAGGTTTTGTTTTTGAGCAGGGGTTAAACATGATCCCCTCTATTGCCGCAGTTATGACTCCTTATGGACGGTTAGGCAAACTAGCGATTGGTTCAATTGGAACAGCGGCACTAGCCTACGACGAAATAGCCGCAGAAATGGATCAGGCTGCGTTGCAGGCTGGCGCAAAGATAGACCCACAGACAAGGGCTATCTTTTCCGCAATAGGAGCGGCCAAGACCGGTCTTATTGAGAATGCTATTCCTATAAACAGGTTTTTCAAGATGGGAATGAGCAAGGCGTTTTCTCAAGCAGCTATGAGGTCATTGGCTTCAGGGAAAAGTCTTGATTTCGCCATAAAGGCCGGAATTCAAGGCTTAAAGGCTTTCTCGCTAACGTCGGGGGTTGAGGTAGCAGAAGAGCTATTAGACCAGGGCGTTCAAGAGTCCATTAATGCATCCATCACAAATCAGTTCCCTGAATTAAAAGGACAACCCCAATTTGAAGAGAAGAGCCTTGAGGATTATGCTGGTATAGCCGTAAATACGCTTGTTGCCGTGGCTCCATTGGGAGGTGTGGGCTTTGCTTATTCGGGATCAAGGCTTAAAGAAGACTTGTTCCATAATGTGGCAAGAAACAACAAGGTTGAAGTGACTCTTGATTTGTTTGAGCAAAACAAGGATAAGTTCAAAGACTCTCAGTACAAAAAGAATGTTGATAGGCTTTCCTTGATTGGCAACATATACAGTCAAATACCAGAAGACATTGATGATGTTTCTGCTAGGAAGATTGCCGATAAAATGCTTGAAATTGAGTCAATCAACTCAAAGATGGACAAGAATACACCTCAAGCAATACGTGAGAGGAATACCGCCAAGATAGACAAAATAAACCAAGAGATTTCGTCTATATTTAGCGAGGCGGAAATGTCTCGTCCAGCAGTCACAGAAGCTCCTGAAGAAGCCTTTCCGACTATTGAGCTACAGATACCGGAATCAGACCAAAATGTCTTAAACGCCGTTTCTGAAAGGATTGAACCCATCATTGCACCCTTAGTGCAGCGAATGACCAATGCCGAAGAAATTGATATGGCTGAGATTGAGGCTGTAGCCGAGCAGATGATTGACGAACAAAGCCGTATCTTAGAGTCCGAAAACCTTTCTGAAGCAGAAAGGCAAAACCTTTCCGATTTAATTGAGTCACAAATTGACAACCTACTAAACTATGAATTCGCAACAACTACTATTACTGAACAAGCTGGACAAGGAATCGAGGTTAAAGGTGTTGTCAGAGCTGCTAAACCAGGGCTACCGCAAAAAATCTCAGCAGAAAGGTTCCACGGAGCAACAATCACAGACCCCAAAACAGGAGAAAAACGAATTGTCGTCCTCAGAAGAGTCCCAATTACCCAATCAAGAAGCGGTCTAGTATATCAATTAGCGCCAAAATCTTTTAGCGGTAAGTTACTTTCTTCTCCAGAAAGTCGACAAGTCGTTTCGGAAGAAGAATCAAAGAGCACTCCGTTTTCAAATATGGAGTATGTGTCTTCGGTATTTGACGATGCCGGAAGGTTTATGGGCGTCGTATTGCGTGATGCTAAAACCGGCGAAGAGATACAGCTTGACAACACTTTCGTTCCCGGAGCAAAGTCTACTCAGGGCGAAACAATGGGCTGGAATGATTTAGCGTTGGATATTGCTATTGCAGAATCTCAAAGGCAAATAGGCACAGTACCTGAAGGCGCTTTTATACGAACAATACAGCGCGTTGTTCCTGTGGAACAAGTGAAAAAGATTTTCCCTAATCTCGGGGAAACGGGAACGGCACCCGAAGCTGCCGGAGTTCAACCTCAAACCGAACAAGATGTACGGCAAGAAACCAATGTCACCCAAGAAAGAGGTGATGAAGGAGAAGCCTCTTCCCGCCTTCCTCAAGAAGAAGGGCGCCAAGAAGGGCAAGTAACTCCGGCGGTAGAGGGAGAGGCTCAGGCCTCTCCTACCGCAAAAAAGAAGAAGACTGCCCAGGATAAAGCTGAAAAAAGAGAGGAAGAAATAAGAAAAAGAGGCTTAGATAGATTATTTCCAATTAATATAGACGGAACAACTAAAGAAGGTAAAGAGCTTTTAAAGGAAAAAGAGGCACAGGAAAAAGCAATAGCAGAGCTTGATGCAGAACTAGCTGCTTTAGAGCAAACACCTGCATCACAAGCAGCACCTGTTTCCGCAGATGCTAATGAAAAGCTTAAAGAAACACTCAAATCGTTAAAGGCAAAGCCCGGTGGTAAAGCGAATATTGACTTGACCTTCGGTGTTGTACCCATCACAAAAGCAGTATGGAACACGGCCATTGACACAGCCATCTTGGCTATTGACGCAGGACAAACGATTGCACAAGCGGTCAAGGCTGCATCCGATTACATCTCAAGTCAAATACAAGGAGACTGGGGTAAGGGCAAAGTTTCGCAATACCTTGAAGACGCTCTCAACATTACACAAGATCGGATTAGATCTAGAGTTTCTATTGAGCCATTGCCAGAGGCATTGGAAATCATTGATGGCTTTTATTCAGTTGTTGAAAGAAAAGTCTTGGACACTCTCCAGGAGAAGCAAAGTGCGACTAAGTGGATAAACGCATTAGGCAAGGGTGATGAGGTGACTTACACCGGACTAGGCGGATGGTTAGCGTCAAAGAAGCCCGATGAGCAGGTTTCCAAAAGAGAAATCCTTGATTGGATGAAGAAAAACCGAGTTGAGGTTAAGGTGAGAGTGATGGGCAATGAATTGAAAAGTTATTATGACGATGCATTAAGGTTATTGCAACAGCAAAGGGAAGCCCTTGAAAACGAAGATTATGATGCGGCTGATTTTTATCAAAGAGAAATAGATAAATTAGATGAAGCAAAATCTAACGAGCAAAAGACTAGATACTCCAAAGACCCCACTCTCCAACTTGAAGGCGAAAAAGAAAACTATCAAGAGGTATTGGTTATGTTGCCGAGTAAATCTTCTTCTTTAGATGACACATCTATGGATTTATACGGAATACCTTTTAGCCAATTAAGGACAGAGTTCCCTAACGGATACGAAAGTAGAGAACAAAGGGTTAGAGACGTTAATGAAAGAATGATACAAAGTGGTGAAGGTGGCAAACAATTCAAATCCCTCCACTTCCCGGAAGATTCCAACATCCTCGTTCACCTTCGTATGAACACACGAGTTGACGCTGATGGAAACAAGGTGCTCTTCTTGGAAGAGATTCAGAGCGATTGGGGGCAGAAAGGGAAGAAGGAAGGATTTGCAAAGCCAAAACCAACTAATATTATTGCAAAATATCAAGGGGGAGGAACTAATAGATATGATGTTTTTGAAGGTGATAGGCTTATAAGAGGAGATGTTTATGCTGTAAACGAAAAAGATGCAATAGACATTGTTACTAATAATTCTTTTGCAGGAATTCCAGCCGCCCCTTTCGTTACTGACACCAATGCTTGGACTAAATTAGGACTAAAAATTGCGCTCAAGGAAGCCGTAAAGCAAGGCGCAGACAAAATTGCTTGGACAACAGGAGAGCAGCAGAATGACAGGTATAATTTAAAGAAGGCTTTGAATTACCTTGACTATTGGAAAAATGATAATGGTACTTATGGTGTAACATTAGGCTTTAAAAAACCTCAAGAATTTATAAAGCCATCTGAATTAACGGAAAAAGAACTTAATGATTATTTTGGGAAAGAAATAGCCGATAAAATAATATTAGACACGTCTTCTCCAACAGAGAATAATCCCAAAAGATTAGAAGGTGATGATTTAGCGGTCGGAGGCAAGGGCATGAAGGCCTTTTACGGTTCACCAACAGAAGGCAGTTTAGGCATAGTAGGAAATGTAGCAAAGAGTTTGGTTAAGCAGGATGTTGGCACTATTAGAATTAACAAGTATGATGATTCTAGTATACGAGTTGTCAAATATAGCGGTTTTCGCAATGGGAATGCTTTTGAGCCCGTTTATGGGTGGCATGTCGTCCAAGACCTAAATGGAGATCTTTCTGAAACCATATTTGACACAAAAGCAGAGGCAAATGAGCATGCAAAATCGCTCATTGATGGAACAGCCCAATACTCCATAGACATAACCCCAGAGGTTAAAGCTCAAGTAGAAGCAGGCATTCCTCTCTTTGATGAATCTCCAACTCCGAAAACAGAAAGGGTTACTCGCCTTAGGTCTGAAATGACATCAGCTGTTGAGAAGGCGCAAGAAAAGCCTACAACTCAGCCGGATACGCAGGCAAAAAGCGTAAAATCTTCCGCTCAAAAAGCAGCAAAGTCTTTTTCCAATTGGGTTAAAGGAGGCGAAAGCAGAGGGCTCGGTATAGCAAATCTGCCTGAGCAGGATGCAGAAAGATTCAAAAAGTTCACCGAAGACGTTGGAGAGTTGATTTCTGCATTAATTGACAATGGAGTCACGAGGGCTAGCACGGCTCTAGGAATGATTAAGCCGTACTTTGCAGAAAACGGACCGCAATTTTCTAAGTACGCGAGTAGGTTTTTCAAAGACGAATTCAACTTGGCCATAATAGATAAGTATCCTAATTTGTATAAAAAGGCTCAAGGACTTGAAAAGAAACTTGAGAAAGCTTTGACTCAAAAGGAAAAACTATTAGCCAAAGATGTTGAAGAAGCTAGGAATAGCATCATTGAAAAAATAAAACTTAAGCTAAATCCATCCAGTTGGTCAAAAGGAAAATCGGGTATATTGGCAAAGGCAAAACTCACGAATGAGTCAATATCTGAGTTGAAGCTTTATTCTGAAATCTTTAATGACGAAAGCCTAAGCCAAATGGACGGCAAGGAATTAAAGGCACTATACAACGAGATAAACTCAATATTTAAGTCTGGCACTAGATCTCAGTCTGCTACAAACAAGATATTGAGTAACCACAATAAGTCCTTAAAGGAACAATCAATAATAGCTATATCAAATTCTTTGGGGACATCGGAAAAGGTCAATGATTACAAGTCGGCCGAAGAGAAGTCAAAAAGACCGGGTGTTACCTTTTATATTATTGATAACGAAAGTGGACAGATTCAAGAGGTAGATAGGAAAAACATATCTGAATGGAAAGACTTTTTTGAAAGCAATTCGTACTCCGTAATCGCCATAGACACAAATCGGAATACCTTGCGAAACAAAAGTCTTTTAGGAAGATTTGGAAAATTTGCAAGTAAACTGAAGTTTGATCATTTTTTTGACACAAGGAATATAGTTGCCGTATTTTCCAACAACGATGAATCTTACGATTTCTTTGAGAAAAACTTTATTGACTTAATTTGGAAAGCCGATTTCAACAGAGATGAATTAAAGCAACAAATCGGCAGATTTGATAAAATATCCGAAAAACTAAAGAATGCCGGCTTTAACATTGATATTTCCAAAAAGATAAAGTCAATTGTCCTAAGGATAGGAGATGTGTATGCAGAAGGAACGAGTGAAGATGGGCTGACTATTGGGCAAATAATAGACACATTTATGATGCTTAGGGATCCGGATGCTCTAGTTAGGGCAGGTGGAGAAGGGCTCGTCAACTACAACAAGGAAGATATAGATAGCATCATTGACTATGTGTTAAATGATGAAGGATTAATGAGGGCTGTAAGCGAAATCACTCAGGCATACCAAGATTTCCTAAATGAACAGATATTGCCCACCTTAACAAATTACGGATATAGCACGATTTCATTTGATCCTAAACAATACGATAAGAACTCTTCTTTCTCAAAGAATGCCGAAGAAAACGCAAGGGCTATAGAAATCCTTAATAAGGTTTATTCAAACAACATACCTCAGTCTATACCGTATTCTCCGCTGTCAATAGTCGGCGATGATGCAATGATTGATGAATCTATTGATGTTCTTAGTTCACCAAATAAGGACGGAGTGATGTCGGTAATGTCAAACAATGTTATCTCAAGGGGAGATGGAGGGCAAATTATTTTCTCAAATGTAGCGTACAAGTATAACAACTACATGGATGGAATGATTGACATGGTCACCAGAATGCCCCTGTTGAATAATGCTAAGGCTATGTTTGGCAAAGAGCAGATGACATTGATAAAAAATAAATATGGAGAAGCCGGCGCCAATTCAATAAAGTCAAATGTACAAAGAGTCGTCACAAATAAGAGTTCAAAGATAGAAGCAAAGATTATTGGCGAAGGAGTTGCTAATTGGGTGAACAGATCCGTATTAGGTCAGATGTGGTTTAACACAAGGGCCGCTCTTTTCCAGCCTATTGCCTTGCTGAATTTTGCCCCATTAGCCCCCAGTATTGGTAAATATTTCAGTTCAGTTAAATCAATGAATTGGATTTCTACGATAAAAGAAATCCAAAGTATGTCGTGGGTCAAGGAGAGATTCGGAGGTAGAATATTCAGCATTGACGCAAGAGAACTAGAGAGAAGGACGAAAGATGGGCAAATTGACATTTTCTCATTAGTTGACAAAATGCTCAAAATAGGATACACTCCAACGGCGGTTTTTGACTTTTTGTCAATTGCTATCGGTGGAGGACCTCTTTATGATTCTATCAAGAACGAAAGGTATAAGGAATACATAAAGACGATGGATGAAAGCAGCGCAAGAATAGCGGCTCAAAATGATGCTAGCTTTGAACTTTATAAGGCAACGAACGCGTCGCAACAATCAGGGAACAACATGCTGATTAGTAATGCTCAAAGAAATCCTCTTTTAAGACTTCTTATGAGTTACCAGACGGCTAGCCAACAGATGATGAGAGGTGCAATCCTTTCTGCACAATTGTTATCAAAAGGCATAGGGGATCCAGCAAGACATGCCTACATTATGCTGCAATTTGGACTCATAAGTACGGCCTTATTCACGCTTGTTTCAAGAACTCCCGAGTTGGTTTATGGGGCACTTGGCTTTGGCGATGACGATGAAGACAAAGACTTAAAGAAATCAAAAAGACAAAAAGAGTCAGAGTCAAAGTATTACACGGAGTTGTTGAGCGGGTTTTTCTCAGGCTTTGGCGTCCCAGGAAACCTAATGTTTACTGTTGGAATAAAACCATTTATTACGGACTCGTTTGATCAAGAGAAATACGATGAGGCATCAGCTAGGGAGAAATTTAATATGGCTGCCGAAAAACTATCTGATTACATATCTTCAGGCGCTCCTGGCCTTTCAGTAAAGTTTCGTCAGATTGGTGATGCCTTTGAGTCATTTGATGAAGGCGAAATATTGCGAGGAATTGCTAATGCTGGATCGGCATTGACAGGCATACCATTAGCTAGACTCTTTGAGATTTTTGACCAATTTGCAGAAGCGGCCACAAGGGATTACAATGCTATGGAAAGAATGCTTAGGGCTACAGACATATTTAACAAGTCTTGGTCGGAGAAGCACTACCAAGAGCAGGTACTGAAGGGCAAAATTGAGCCTAAAACAAAAATTGAAAAGGATGAGATCCAAAAGTCAAACATAAAAGAGTTAAACTCTATGATGAAGGACTTGGGCTTTAGGGCTGCTAGACAGACTGGTGCCGAAAGAGACAAATCTTTAGACAAGGTTAAGCGATACACCGAATATGCGGCTAGAGAATACTCTATGACTCAAGATCAGTATGAAGGTTTAATAAAGAGCTTTAATAAGGGATATTTTACAGGCCAGGTACCCGATGAGTTCTTGGATTTCGCTAGGCTATCAAGTGAGTCAAAAGTAAAAGCTATAGCCAAAAAAATAAACTCCATCAATGACCTTAAAGAAAGATCTAATTATATTATTAGGTTAGACAGCGCAAATGTAGGAAACGACATTCTTTCTGAGTCAGAAATAGAAAAAGTAAGAAACCTCTTGGATGACAAATGATGATCCAATTGAACTGAGTTCTTTCAAGTACTGCGTTCTTAGAAGCAACAGCCGATTGAGGCAACTAATCAAGTTACAAATAAAGAGAAAGCAATCCTCTTTGTTAAAAGTATGCTCTGAAAATGAACTTGATTACCAAAGGATACAAAAGTACATGAGCACACCCTATTTTGAAAAAGGCAACAAGAATTATGCGTCACAAAAAGACGTAATGGCATTAGCCCACGTCTTGGGGATACAAGTAGATCTATCCTTTAAGGTCTTGAAATAGCAAGAACTCCTGCGGTAAAGCCAAGAACTCCTACAAGCACCGGGTGCTCGTACCACTTCTTCTTGGGCTGTACCACGGAGAATCCGGATATCTTGGTCACAACCCCGCACCCGTCCACCTTGGCGGATGCAATAACCAAGTCCCCATCGCGATGCTGAATCAACTGAAGGCTTAATGGCGCCATCTTATAGGCAATGCTGTCTCCCTCTACCGCTAGGGCCAAACAGGAGTCCTGGTAGGTGAACGAACCAAGAACGGTATCTCTTTGGGTAATCACCGATCGGACCGTATCATGGACCACCATAACGTCAACAAATGCCAGAGCCTCAGAGAGCCTCTTAGAGAGCTTCTTTATCTCTGCCTTACCCTTGACATTACTTGCCTTGAGTTCGTTGATTGTGAGGCTCCGTAGAGCGTTCTGAGCATACACCTCGTCCCCAATCTTCTTGTAGTGTACTACGCTGTCTTGAATGGCCTCAATAAAAGCTTCTTTTTCCTTTCTCCTTTCTCTCTCCTGCATGCAGGTCTGAAGGCTAAAAAGGAGGACAACGATCCACAATCCGTGGACCAGGTAGTGTTTGGCGTTTTCGTCTATGGTCATTTCTTTCTTGCTGCGGAGTATGCGATAGCATCGATTTGTTTTTCGCTTCGTTTCTTGCCGGCAGGTTTCTCCCGGTTAGCCCGTGTTAGTTCCTGGATGTTTGCAGATACGGCCTTGTTCATGGCCTTCTTGCTGGTTCCTCTTGCTTTCTTGAGTGGCATACTAGTTATTCTTTATTATTGTCCGGTAATTTAGTGGCAACGTATGGGGCCGTTGTTGCAAACCCTATTTTATTCAAAGACTTAATTAATGGCTTTAAATCTATTTTTTCAATGATTTCCGGGGATTTTTTAATATCGCTCAAATACACCATTCCCTTACTCGCAAGTCTTTTGATAGCCTTCTTTATTTCCGGTATATCCTTTTCGCTGTAAATCCTGCTTCCATCTTTATCATTTAAAAGCATCCTTAACTCACCCTGAAGCGCCTCTGTTTCAAATTGTGGTATCCTAGGACCATCTTTTACACTCCACCATCGGGGTTTGCCTTTAAGAGGTTGTTTACCCATTGGATTAGATTTTGAAAGTTTAATCGCATCGTCACCAATAATATCTTTCCATGCGTCGTACAATATTTTTCTCTCAGTATCGGTAACTCCTAATCTAAAAGCTCTTCCGTGCGTTCCCTCATGTATCATTGTTAAGTACAAATCTTGTAGTGATTTTGACCGTTTATCAACAACATATGCCTCATCGCCACCTAATCTATTTTTAGGGTCATAAATTCTTTCATTTTTTGGGAAAAGACTAACTCTTTTTTTGCCAGGGAAATACACGCCTGAAACATCTTCATTAGCGACAGCATACGGATGTGTAGTGCTCATGACTTGAATGTTTGGGGACGTCATTTTTTGAGAATAAAATCTATCAGCAAACTTTTTGGCATCATCAACAATTAGCGGGCCATTAAACGGATAGAGATTCATTGGCACATACAACTTCTCCTGACTCCTAAGAAAAGAAACAAGATTTTTAACAGGTATAGCGCTACTGTTTCTGTAATTATCAATGAATGACTTATAACTCCTGCTGTTTAAGTGTTTACGAAGTTCCTCTTCCCTAATTGCCCTTACTTTCTCTATATTATATGGCGACTCTCCAAAGGCTTTCAAATCTCTATTAGCCATTTCAATAGCCTCCCGCAATTCTTCTGGCGAGTAATTAGCTTTTCCATACGATGCTGGTACGTCGGATGCCACCCCAATGCTGTTTAATGGAACCTGGTTTCTGCCATAAGAGTTAAAAACCCTAAACGGATTTCTCAACATATTCCTAGCAAGAAATGTCGGGCCGACATTTAGCGGGTCAAGAATAGCATCAACCGCAAATGCTCCGTATGGGTTTTCAATACCCATAGCTTCGGAAGGCGTTTGTTCAACCCCCGTCACTAACTCAACGGCATCTCTTTGCGGTTGGCCAAGGAACGATCCAAGTGTGTTGAAAAACCTACCACCACCCTGTCTTACACGATTTGCAACATAGTCGCCCGGATAGGAAGGCCTGACATTAACGGTAGGCAATGTCCCCCCAAAGTATGTTGGAGCAGGAGGCGGTGTATCATAGAACCTGAATGGATCGTAAAGCATATCTATTTGATTGACTTAACTCTCTTGCCCATTCCGACGCGTTCCTTCTCCGCAATCTTCTTTTGGAGCGTAGAGCGGCTGATCTCTGAAGTCGTTTTGGGGGTTTTCTCGGACACCTTCTTGGTTGGACGGCAGTACTCGTTCTTCCCACCAGCTCCACAGGCTCGGCCTGTCTTTTGGTCTACCCAGTTCTCTTTCTCCCATCTCTTCAAACTTGTGCCCTTCTCGGTCTTACGGACATTGCCCGAACCTTTACGGCATTTGGCAATAGCCTGACTTGCCCTAGCGGATGGAAATACATCGTACTGTGCTTTTACCTTGTTGTAGCATGCGTCTTTCATTTCTTCCCTCGGTTTCTAGCCCGGTTCTTGGAAGCTGATTCCAGAACGAATCCACCCTTCTTGGTGTGGGAAACGTCCTTGCCATCGCCCTTCTTGCTACCCATCTCCCGGTTCTTGCGATTCAACTCCGTGCGGTACTTGACACGCTCCGGGGTGGAGTGGTACTTGGTGTCGTATTCCTTCTTCTTCTCCCTTGATTCGGGATTGGCTGCATAGTAACGTGCTGACCTGCCCTTCTTGGAGCAGGAGGAACATTTACAGGATGAGGAACATTTCATTAGTACTTTCCCTTTCTGTTTTTAGGTGATGCCTTTTTACTGCCTCCGGGTCCTGCCCAAAGGTCTTTACAGGCCCAATGACGAGCCGTTACCTTGCTTGTTGCTGTATCACAGCTATGCCTTGCCCGGAATGACTTACGAGCTGCATCGCTATAATTGTGGCCGTATCCTTCGGCTCCGTAGTGAATCAGTTTCTCCTTACCGCCTTCACACCCTTTGACCATACGCTTCTTACCTGGCTTGGTGGATGGCCTTGGCTTATTGCAAGGCATTTGAGCTTTATCGACACGTTTCATGAGCCGCAATTTAAACACTCGTCCGGATCGTCCATGTTGCAAGAAGGAACCTTCATATTCTCAAGCTGCTCGAACCACTCCTTGTCAATGGCATCAAAATCATCATCATCGTCATCCTCTTGCTCAATGAGGTCTAGCTCTTCGGGCAACAGGTCGTCATCTTCGTTAAACATAGTTTGGCGTTTAGTCAATACAATAACCAAAATAGGCTCGGTCAAGTTCCCGTCAGGATAACTCGATCTTGTACCTCGTGGTCAAAATAGACCGTTCCTCCAGCCCCTTGATTCCATTATTGACCTTCTTTGTCACAGCAAAGATAGTGGACTTATTCACCCCCTTGTCACAAATCTCGTTTAAGTCGTTGACATCCCAAAACCAGGCTGCTGAGAGCAGGGGGTACTTGGTTGCTACCAGGTCGGGATTAAGGACGATGTCATCGTCCACGAACTTGTCAAAGGCTCTGTAGTTGTTCTTCCCGGTCAGATGTATGTAGCCACGACCTCTGAATCGGAATCCATCTCCGGAGGCTTCATCGCCATTCCCCATACGATTGCCGTACACGAGATTGGCGATTTTCTCGGGTTTACGGGCGTACTTGGAGATGTCTTTGTCCTTGAAGTACTTGTTGAAGTGTTTCTTCAGCCCTACCTCGGAATAGTTCGTGTTCTCCGTGGTGAACTTAAATCCACCGCTTTCGTGGTGGCATTGCCCGAGGAAGTGCGCTAATCGATCGGGTGTATTGATGCCGAACTTGGACATTACATGCCAAAGTTCGGCTTTTACCTTGTCGGGTATGCTTAGGTCGTCTAGGTTCATTTGTTGAGCAATCTTTTCAACTCAATGTTTTCTGACTCAATCTTTCGGACATGGGTTTCCATTTCGTCAAGTTTCTCGCGTAGCGCTTGTATTTCTCTCCTCATTGCCTCTATCTCAAGCTTTTGGGCTTCTGCTGTTTCCTGCCACATCGCAAGAACTGCTTTGGCGTTCTGTATCTCGGCAGATTCCTTTTGGATTTTACCACCGGTGAGCCATCCAATGACTCCTGCAATGACTGCGGTTATTGACTCTGAAATCGGGAAGTCCATTTTGTGTTTGTTTTATAAAGTAGTTAGCGCTTGAAGTTGGTCGTTCGGTAATCTTTTGTTGTAGACAGCGAAGGAAGATAATTTCATAACGGGTACACCAAGTGAAACCGACTCACTAAGCAAAATTCTACTCAATGTTCCATTAAATGTAAAGGAGCCATTGGAACTTGCAATCGGTGCGCCATTGACATACATTGTTGAATCGGTTGATTTGTATGCACAAGCAACTTTATAGGTTGTATTTAACAAAAAGTTGGTTGTGGCTATATTGACAAACGCTGCGCCTGACCCACTAATTCTAAATCTTTGTGAAGTATCATTAATGTAATCAAGCGCAATAGTATTGTTATTTGTCCCATCGTCAATTCTAAAAACACCATTTTTTCCTGTCCAAGTGAATTCAGCATACAAAGTACCCTCAGTCTGCCCGATATAATCCGTAGCACCAGTAAGGTTGATTAAATCTGCGTTTCTTGTTACGCTACCAGTCGTAGTTGGTATGTAGGAGGTGGCGACGGAGCCTGTTTCGAGTTGTGCGCCCCAAGCGTAAACGCCATTAACGCCATCGCCTGTAAAAGTCGTCGCTCTTCCAGTTCCACTTGCAAGGATTGGGCAAATAGTAATTGCAGGAGTTCCATTGGCTGCTGCTGTTGTTGTAAAGCCACAACGATACCATCCATTGCCGTAATTTTGAATGAATGCGGATGTATAATTGCCCGCCGTTACTGAACCACTACCCGTAAGATTGAAATTTGCAAATGGACTTGCAGGCGAAAATCCTATATTGCCAATTACTAATTGAGCAAAAGTATTTGTCCCATGCGCTTTAAAAAAGCAACTTGTAGTAACTGCCGTTCCGCTTGTAACTGTAGTGGCTGCAACTCGAGTTATGTTGTGTTCAGCACTTCCGGATGTTGCCACAAGCAAAGTCCCCGAAGCCAAGCCGTCAGGCGATGCGATTGCGCTGCCCGAAACCAACACATTAGTTCTTGTCCAATTTCCGCTTACGCTCAAAGTTTCGGACTGCGCCATAATGTTCTGCGCACTCGGCTCCACAAGCAACGCAGGGCAGCCAACAACGCCACCACTTGCGAAGTAGTCCAACCTCGGAATCCCCGAAGCCACT